TAGACTCTTAGAAACATAAGCACTTAGAGCACTTAAGCACTGCTTCGAGCACTGCCCCAGGATGACTTGTCACCTGGGGGAGGGGGGGGTAAAGTTGAGGGTATGAAGGTACGGAAGTACATTCCCAGCCCCGAGGGAGCACTCCTTCGGGCGTTTCGCACCCGAGCGCACCTGACCCAGCACGAACTCAGCAACCTGATGGGGGTCAGCTCCAACATCGTCAGCCTGTACGAAGGTGGGCACGCGCGGCTGCCCTACAAGCGCCTCCACCAAGCGGTGGAGATCCTGGATCTCACCGTCGAGGAGATGCAACAGTTGCGTGCAGCACGCAAGCAACCGTGGCAGAAAGGCCAGCGCCGAGAGATTGTCTGGGAGCCGAAGTGAACGAAGACAGATTTCAGGAAGTCCGCGTGAACACTGTTCCCAGACGGAGGAGCCGTCCGACCCGACCCGTGTACAGGTTTGTGCGCAGGTACACGGCATGGCCCTCTGGTAGAGAGATGTACTTCTGGGAGGCTCGCGTTCCTGGCGATAGCCGCGTGGACCAGGTCAGTTGCCCAGTGGATTGGTTCTGGTCTAAGCCGTGAAGCGTCCACGCCTGCGTCGGGCTGACGAATACGACACTGTGTGCGCCCGGCACTGGTACTGCTATCTGACGCGGGCTGGGGTCACTGACGGAATCAAGCGGCGTATCCGGCGACGTGAACGCCGTATATGGAAGAAGCAATTGCGTTCTGAGGAGTGATACAAGAAAAAGATCAATTGAATAGTTGTCACCACCCCCTCCCTGTGTATAGGATAGGGTTATCAGCGTTTGCTGAGAAACCCAAAATCCTGACACAGGGAGTTTTGTCATGCTATTCCAGAAGAAAGCAGCACCTGCTACCAAGGCGGCAAAGACGCCGCTGGAAAAGAAGCTCGCCAAGTACATCAAGTACAGGTGGCTATGCCGCGCAGTCGTAGCCACTGCCACCCTGACGAGCATCTGGGCCAACCGGCTCCAGTCCGACGACAACACTGCAGCGATCGTGATTCACGTACTGCCCCCGATCATCGTCCTCGCCGGGTTCGAGCTGTCCAGCCGGATCCCAGTGTGGAAGAACGCCCACATCCTGAACCCGCGACGTTGGGCACGGCCGCTGGCCATGGTCGGTATCACGGTCATCGGTGCGTGGCTGTCGTACTGGAACCAGCAGGCCGCGTTCCTGCTGTACGGGCACGACGTGCACACGTCGTACCTGTTGCCGCTGGCGATTGACGGACTCATGATCATCGCGTCGGTGGCAGTGCTCGACCTGAACAACTGGATCGAGGAGTACATGGCCTGGATCGAGGCTGGTGCGATCAGCACCAACTACAAGCCGAAGGATCCTGTGCCGCAGGTGGTGAAGGCTCCAAAGCTGGACCGGGCGCCGAACAAGAAGGAACAGATCATCGCACTGCTGAAGAAGCGGCCGGAGATCCCTGTTTCGGAGATCGTGGCCCTCACCGGCGCGGACGCTGGCTACATCTACACCATCAAGAAGAAGCTTCTGGCCGGTGCTACCGTGTAGCCAGTTCGGGATGCCAAGACCAAAGAACCCCCCACCATTGGATCAGGTGGGGGGTTCTTTGTGTCTCAGGTACGTTCCCGTTCCGGGTGCCCTGGCTTGATGACGTGGTTCTCGACCAGGGTGTAGTAGATGGCGTGGATGACTCGGTTGCACTGGGTGACAGTGCCAGCGTTGATCCAGGATGAGTAGGTCTGGTCTGCCTCTGCGATCGCTGTGGCTACCTGCCGCTCCCCCTCAGCCGGGCTGAGTACGGTCAGCAACGTGTACGCCATCGCTGCCTTCGGGTCACCGTTACGTCCAGGCAGGAAACGATGTAGCGCCCGTCGCACCTCGGCGACCATAGCTTCATAGTTACCGGGTTCGAGGGCGCCACTTCGCTTATCCATTAGTAGCCAGGCTGGTTCAGGTAGGCCAGGTACGACACGTAGCAGCTGTCGCTGCACACGCCGCCTCCGGCGCCTTCCTGGTCCAGCGGATACGGGTCACCGCAGTTGGGGCACTTGCTCCACTGCCTACCTTCCCCGCCTTGCCGGTTGATTTCGTCGTACGCCTCATGAGCTACGTACCTGCCTGTGCGGGTTTGTGCGTACTGGTGCGTGAGGTCAACGATCTCGCAGTCGCTCAGCTTCTGCTTGCTCATGTTCACGTTTCCTTTTCTCTGTCGCCCTGTGCCATGCCCAGATGGCGTGGATGACTTCGAGAGTCACCATCCAGAGGAGGAACAGGAGGTAGGACCGGGTGGGCCAAGGTGTGTCACTGAAGCCGAACCACAGGGCGCCGGCAATCCAGAGCGCCAGGAGTATCCAGTCACCCCAGCTGTATTTATGACTCCTCATCACTGTCACTTTCCTTATTCTTCCGAATCGTGAGAGCGAAGATGAGCCCCAGTACGTTGGTGAAGCTCCAGCTGACCATGAACATGATGGGGTTGACCGTGAAGGGGGCAACGAGAAGCCCCAGGCCCGTGAGCGCTGCAAAGTACACAGCGTCACGGGCACGGGGTGCGCTTATCACGAACGCGCCTGCCACACATCCAGGGTCTTGGTGCGGCGTCCCTTGTTGTACGCCTCCACAAGGACCTCGGCTACCGCCATGGCCACCTTGCCCTTACGGATGGCAGCCAACTGCTGCGCCTCCGAGATCAGGGACATGGGACCACCCCGGTACAGCTTCAGGACATCGATCAGGTGATCGTGGTCGATCTTGGATCCGTCTCGCGCATACATCCGCGCGATGCCTTCGAAGACTGGCCCCTGTACGCCGAGCCGGTCGTTGCCCCAGGCGCGGCTGATCGTCAGGATCGTGGCCTGGATGAGGTTCGGTTCGGCGCCGATCTTCTTGGACAGTTCGTACATGCGCTGCACGATCTTGACGCAGTTCACGTGACCAGGTGCGGCCACGTTGGAGATGGTCCAGCCGTAGGCGCCGAGCAGCTCAGACACGTTGCGCGCGTCGTCGCCCTCTTCGCTGTCGGTGTGGAGCAGGACCTTGAACTTGTCGATGATCGGGGGCTGGGTGGTGTCGTTGAGGTCCAGGAACATCTGCGCCTCTTCGGCGAGCGTCAGGCCCTCGTAGACGTGGCACTCCATTTCGCCCTGATTGTCGGTCTTGATCCGGCACGCTTCGTGGCGGTGCTGACCGTCCAGGATGATCTCGGAACGGTCCTTGCGACGCGACACGTGGATGACGCCGACAGCGTCAGGGTTCCAGTTCTTCACCATCCGGGTGACCTTGGTCTTGTTCAAACCGTGGCGCTGTACCCGGCGGTCGATCTCCAGTCGTGAGACCGGAATCATTTCCGTGGTGAAAGACCTTTGCTCGGTGGTTGCTTTGCTCACTGTTCGGAGATCCTTTCCCTGAACTGCTTGATGAAGCGCAATAGATGGCGCCTCTCATCCTCGAATCCTCGCAGCAACAGTTCCAATTCGAACTTCTCGAAATCGGTGCTCAGTGGCCCCAATTTCGAGACGCCTTTGGTGAAACCTGCGAGCTGAGACAATAACCTCGTCAATGTCTCATGTTGTTCTTTCTTGCCGACGATGTCACCGGTCATCCCTTGCGGAATGTCCAGGCGACTGATCATCCCCTTGGCTTCGTACAGGGTGACATCGTTGCGCTCCAACAGGTCTCGGATTTCTGTGAGCCCCTGAAGGTGGTGATCGCTGGCATCGTCGGGTGGGAAGTAGAAGGCCCGACAGACGGCTGAAGTCGCACTGATCACGCCTTCGTGTCCGAGCTGCAGAGCTTCGGTGAACATTTCCCGGGAGCGTTTCCCGGGGGTGCGGTCAGTACGGTTTCGTAGCTTGCGCATGCGCGAGCCACGATCCTTTTGCTGCTGGTTGGTGGTGGTGTAAATTTCATACACTCGCCAGTACGGTGGGGTGCCCATCACATCAGTCATCGCAGTCAGGTATTCACACGTGTCTTCGAACGTGTGTGACTGAATGGCCATGATGCTGTCTTGCCCCAAGGACTGCGCTGCGCGGATGCGCCGCAGTCCATCGATGACGTTTAGATCTGAGTCGATCAGAATGGGATGAAATAGGCCGTCCCGCTTGATGGAACCTGCCAACTTCCGAATGTCAGGTTCCTCGCGGTCGAGCCTGTCTCGGGCCACGAGATCGCGAATCAGAATGGATTCTGGTTCGTTCATCGGTCCCTTCCTCGTAGATGTCCCCGTGTTCCTGGGGTATGCAGAAAACACTACACCCCCCTCCGTGGGGGCGACAACCTACCGAGGAAACTGACCGCAATGTCAGGCTTTGTCCTGTAATTCTCCCTGGATCAGCCAGTTCGTAGCTCCCTGCCGGAACAGCCCACGCCACACAGACAGCCCATTCGTCTTCAAGTACCGAGCCCGACCAGAGGACTCCAGCCGGTTCATGAACCGACGAGACCCCAGCCCACGGTCCCCGGAAGACCGACTCCACGCCTCATACATGGAGTACAGCTCCTTGGTGCGGATCTGACCCTCGGCCGACTCCACCAGCGAACCATCGGCCAGCATGTCGTCCAGGAAGCGGATGACGCTGTCGGACTGTGAACGGTGTTCACAGGCAGCTTCCACAACGGCGTCAGGTTCCCCGAGCCCGTTCTCCAGATAGTCGTGCAGCCCAGCCAGGATCCAATTCAAGATCCCATCCGCTTCCTGGTAGAGGAACCGGCGGGCGAAGTCACTGACCTCCGGCGCATCGGTGCCGAACTTGGTCAGGAACGGGATCAGCTTCGCCCGCTTCCAGATCGCGTCATCGTCGCTGTTGAAGCGCGGAGGGTGGTTGGTGGCGATCCACAGGGTGCACTCAGGTGTCCACGTGATGTTGGATTGGTACAAGTCCCGGGATACGACAGTGTCACGGCCGGTGAGGCGCTTCAGAAGCACCTCGTTGAAGCTGACGTTCTCCGCAGTCTCCGATGTGGACACGAAGCGTTTCCCACGAAGTCCGTGCAGGTCGTTGTTCGGGCCGCCGGTTTCCTTGGCTCGCAGCGTACCTTCAGCTGCGGTGGTGGCATAGCTGCCGAGAACATGCTCCAATGTGGACAGGAACTGCGACTTTCCGGTACCGCTGGGGCCGTACACAATGAAGAAGGCCCGCTGGTCCGCGCGGCCGAATAGGGAATATCCGACAGCGCGCTGGACGTAGGCACGGACGTTGGGGTCAGGTAGGACCTGCTCCATGAACTTGTTCCACTGTGGACACTGCGCCTCGGGGTCATGGTTCGCCTTCACCATGCGCGTCATCAAGTGGTCACGATTGTGGGGCTGTAGCTCAGTCGTATCCACGTTGTATTCGCCGTTGCCGGTGTTGATCAACTCGACGTGTCCGTCGACATCGGAGGCACTGATCGTGGCACCGACCACGACCTTGAACATGCGCAGCGCTGCCTCAGAACTGGCCCGACTGCGGGAACGCTTCGCCCACTTCATCAGAGCGGTGTTATCGTCCGCGCGCGCCTGATCCATCATGATAGTGGTGACAGTTTCCCATTCGCGCATTGTGACGTCTTTGTGGTCCTGCTTCCAGACTCCGTCCGAAAAGATGTAAAACGTCTTCTCTTCGTATACATAGCGGCATCTGTCCTTCACGTGATGCCACAACCGTTGCCCGTTGCCCATGTCGTCGAGAGTGAAAAACGGCGTAGGTGTTGAGCTAGGGAGCATCTGTGCATCAGGTAGCTCGCCCTCAGTGACAGCGGGCACCGGTTGGCGCGGTCGGTCGCCGTATCCCATGTATGCCAGATGTTTCGCTGCCGCCGACATGTCGCCGTTGAACGAAAGATTCGCATACACGAATAGTTTGCTGAGCGGAACTTCTGTATCGAACCCGGCACTCGTGGACCAAACGTACAAGTTGTCCAAACCGGCATAGCCGGTGCTGGCGCTGTGACCATCCCGCCGATGTTTGCCAGGACGAGTCCACAACCGTTCCTCGCCCATGCGGCTGTGCAGCGTCCAGCCGGCCGGTTCCAGGATCTGTGCCCAGTCGGTCTGGTTCATCCAGTCCGAGCCAGGGCTGGTCCCGCTACTCGCGACAGGAGTAGAGGACGGGACCAGCGCTAGCGCCGTCGATGGCTGGTTTCCGGGAGGCAGATGGGGTGGTACGTCTGGGACATGAACTGGTACGTCGGGGTTGTGGAGTGAAGAGACGCCGCGCGATGACTTGTCGAGCGCTTCCCGGATGGCCTGGTGGATCAGGTTCCGTTCAGCCCAACTGACGAACGGGACCTTGCCATACGAGCCCGAGGCAAGAAGCCAGGGTTCCCCGCTGGGGTGACAGTTGCCTGGACTGGGGGCGCCAACGAAGTATCCACCTTCGCCACGGGTTTCGGCAAAAACGAGCTGCTCACGTTTCTCGTGACCGTTTTCGTCAGTGATGTACCGAACCTCGTCGCGGGCGATTTTCTCATTGCCGGGAACTTCGTGGTCCAGGATCCGGTACACAGTGTGCAGTCCGCCGGACGGGGAGTGCTGCGTATACCCGTTCATGATCCGGTTCCAGGCGTTGAAACACCCGAGACGTTCCGCAGCATCTGCGATATCCGACAAAGACTCCGAAGTCAGGGCACGTGCCTCGATTTCGGTCATCTCCAGATTCCCGGACACGGCACCGCAGATGATCGCGATGCCGTAGGGGTGTCCGTTTCCCCACCAATCGTTGATTTCATCGAGCGTGGGGGCCGATGCCTGGTACGGCTTCCACGAGATCAGAGGCTTGTTCTTGGTGATGATCGGAACCACCGACACGCCGTTGGCCTGCCACATTTCGGCGACCTCTGATATTCTCAACGGTGAGTCCTTTCATAGGGGGGGCTATGGGCTGAACTGGAGCTGGCCCTGTCCCCTTGCCGCAGTTGGAACCCATGCTGGAAACATGGTCCAGCGATCATCCCACCCGGGAGGCCGCTAAGCTATAGCGGACACGACCTGCTCGGTGGTGGCACAGAAAAGCTCGAAGCCAGGACCTCGAAACTCCCGGCTTCGGGCTTTTTTGTACCCTCTGACCTGGCAAAAGGTAGAATCATCCTACGAATTTCATAGAGTAGGGTGATTCGCATGTTGCACACAAGAAGCGCAACCACACCCCCAGTAACCAAGATCGCCTTCAGTGTGGGGCTGGCTGTGATCGTGATGTTGTTCGCGATCATCTCCATGGCCCCAGCGTCGGCATCGGTCAACACGCAGCTGGCCACCGCACAGGACCAGCTGGCAAACTGTCAACTGCTCGTAGCTCACTCCATGGGTACACAACGCACCCGAGCACAGCAGTGTGTCGCTGACCAGCAGGCCATCATCAAGCTGCTGCAGCCAGCCACACCGACCACACAATCCACTCCGACGCCATCCGTCACACCGTCTGACACGCCACCCCAGTCCCCGCCACCGTCGACGAGTCCAACCTCACCTAGTCAAACCCCTACTACTACCCGTACCCCTACAGCCCCACCCAGCACGACAACCTGCCCCGCCTGGCCAGCCGTACCGGACGCGAACTGCACTGGGTACGTCCACACCGGCGTCACCCTGCACGACTGCGCCCTGCGGCTGGCCACGGCCGGCGCCACCTACGACAGCTGCCGCTTCAACGGCACCGTGGTGATCGCGGCGGCCAACATCAAGGTCACCCGAAGCCTGGTCCTCGGTGGCCACGTCGAAAGCAACAGCAACGCCGACCTTCGCAACGCTGTGTTCACCGACGTGCAGATATCGGGGCCGGGAAACGATGGCTCCGCTGCGATCGGCAACAACAACTACACCTGCCTCCGGTGCAATGTGACCGGCGGGAACCGTGGCTTCGCACTGGGGCACAACGTTGTAATCCAGGATAGCTACGCCCACGACTTCTGGGTCCAGCCGTCAACCCAGAACTCCGCGCACCAGACCGCGATCAGCACTCATGGTGGCAACAACTACCAGATCTTGCACAGCAACCTGCGGTGCAATTCGGATCATTACGCCTGTTCCTCTGGTTTCAGCTTCTATGCTGAGGATGAGGACATTAACGACGTCTTGATCCAAAACTGCCGCATCACCACCGACGCTGGATACGGGATGCTGTTCGGAACCTTTATCCAGGGCAAACCCTATGGCATCACGAACACGCGCGTCCTGAACAACGTCATCGACTCAGATGAGTACGGTCCCGTAGGCGACTGGCCCGGAGACCAGGCAGGCAATGTCTGGTCCGGTAACGTACGGGCCAACGGACAGGTCATTAATCCATAACCAGGGGAAAGGAAGAAGGCCCAGGGCGTTGTGCACCCTGGGCCTTCTTCATGTCCTCAGAACGGGGGTTCTTCCTCCGCTACCGGGGTCGGGCGCGGAGGTGGCGGGGGCAGGTTGCGCAGCAGCGCCTGGTGCGGATCACGGCGAGACTCAGCATTCGACACTGCCTGCTCTGCCAGCAGTTGCAGCTGCGACTTCTGCTGCGCCGCAGGCTGCGACGCCTGGACGCGCTCAGCGTCATGGCCGGGAAGCCGGCCGGTGGTGGGAGCTGACGGTTTGAAGTCCGGGTGCGCCTCCATCCACGCCTGCGCCCGAGCGACCGCGTTTTCGTCCTGCGTCGCGAAGTGCAGCTCGTACGGGGGCTTGCCCATGGTGGCGATTCCGAGCGCCATGCGGGCCAGGACAGGCTTCGGACGACCGATGCGATCCTTCATGAGCCCGATCAGTCGGGCGTTACGCCACCAGGCGTTGCGTACCAGGAGTCCCTGATAGCCCTCAGAATCAGCCTGGTCCAGGTCGACGACATCAACAACGATGACGTCGCTGTTCTTGCCGACCTGGCTGTACTTGGTGGGGCTGTGCTCGATGTACCCAACTGCCCACACCATCAGAAGGTGCTCCAGACAGTCAGCTGGGTTGAGTCGTCCGCCACCTGGTTCGTCGTCGAAAAATCCGGTCATTTTGCTGCTCCTAGAAACTGTGTCCCTGATACTTCGGCCCAGGCGATCGAATCCTGGTCGTAGACATGGGCTTGGTTGGTGAGTCTGTCGATCAGTCCTTGAATTTCCTTCGGTGCAATTTCTATGCACCAGCAGGCGTTCTGGTAGCGGGAACGAGATTCCGACAGCCAGATGCCGTGCACTTCCCAGGCGTAGGCATAGATGGCAGATTCCACATCGCAGACGTAGTTGTGCCAGCCAGCCTGGGGTAGCTTGTCGTCACTGTTGCCGATGGAGATGTATACAGTGACGAACTTCTGCGGTTCAGTCAACGTCCTGGGCATCCTTTCCCGTTTGCGCCTATATCTGGCGCTCTGTCTGGCATGTACCACGGACAGAATCCGCAGTAATTCGATGGGTACGCCTCCACCTGCTCCCACCGATGCTCATGACCCTCCTTCAATACGTCCAATTCGATAACTTCTGCGGCAATTCGCGACACCCGAGCCAAAGCCTTCTCGGCAACGGATCTGTCGTAGTCCGCAGTCCACACGTAGATGTCACGAAGCCGGCCAGCGCGGGGATAGAACACCAGCGCCACCTTCTTCACGTCGTAGCCGAGGCGCTCGTATCCCAGGCCGTACAGCTGGATCTGGACAATGTACCCAGCACTGGGGCCGTCGCGGACAACCTCCTTCATTACCGAAGGACCCGCTCCCTTGTGGTCAACCACACAGGCTTCGTCCACATTGAACAGATCACTGGTCCCCCGGACCACGCTTGCGACCTGTACTGGTGTCTCAGATAGCCATGACTGTGATCCTGTTGCCAGGCAATAAGCCCGGATAGCGTTGTCCAGCCAGCTATGTATGGATGTGCCCACGATCGCTGCCCACGGATCGAACCGGTCATTGACCTCCGGTACCTCCGCGATGCGGTAGCCAATACGACGATCACACTGGTCACCGATCTCCGAGGGGCCGATCGTCTTCTGCAGCGTCCGGGCACTGTTGCGGTCCGCCCACTTGATGATGTCGACGAGCTGAGACTTGAGCTTCATCGCCAGCGGGTCCTGCGCCGGGGTGTCATCGAACAGGACACATGCCGGGTGCGTGTTCTCCTTGATCACCTCGGGCAGGGGGTTCTGGCAGATGAGACACTTGCGCCCCATCAGAGAAAGTCCGTGTTATCGAGCACGTGTAGGTCTTCCTTCCGCATCCACAGTCCCAGCACACCAAGATCTTCGAGGTGGATGTGCTCCTGGCGTTGCCAGTGGAGTAGGACTTCCTGCGGGAGACCGTACTGCAGGGCTACGACATGAAACGGGACCATGTCAGCCAAGGAGATGCCCTCCTCCGCGAGACGGTCCATGTGTATTTCCATCAGGTACACGAACCGCCCCAGGCGTTCAGCTGTGCTGGCCCACACGTGCCGGGAGGAGTCTGGATCGTCCTCGCACTTGTTGTATGTGGCCCGAGACATGTGCAGTAGCTGCGCCATGGCTGAACGGGTGAAGCCCAGACGTGCGCGAACCTGAGCGAGTTGTCCCGTATAGATGAGACTTCGCCCGTTGCGTACATGTTCGCTAGGAGTTCGCATGCTGTGAATCATATCCTCCCCCTCCCCTGGTTCTAGATCAGCATAGGGGGAGGGTGAGACAAAAAACAGCCCCCAACATCCACCGACAGGGACCGGGATGTTGGGGGCCGGAGCGATTGCAGGACAGGCATACCCTGCCTCGCTCTACCAGGTTCGCATCACTTTTGGATGGGACGGCTAGCGAACCTGGTGCCTATGGAGTTGTCCGTTCCTCGCAGCAACCATCGCATCCGTGGAAGCCTGGGTCACTGCCTGTAGAAATCATAAAGTCATCAGGGTCCGGGTGACCAACGCCGTGCTCGCAGATACGTTCCATGATCCTGCGGTCACTGCGCCAATGCCGTGGACGATCCTTCAGACGATGGTCAGAGGGGGCATGGATCGGGCACGGAGGCAGGCAGTCCCCTGAGTTGTGTACCCAGAGGACCGTCCCGTCGACGTTGACCTTCTCCATCACTTACAGGTCGGATCCTGCGGCACGATCGCGATGGCCGCGTATGCCGCGTCGCCATGGAACGCAACGTAGATCCGGTTGCCGTGGTCGCACTTCGTGGCCACATTCGAGTAGCCGTCAGGCATGTTCAGCTTCTGAGCTGGGCCAGTGTTGTCAGCACCGACCACAGGTGCATCGTTGAACGGTTCTAGATCCTTGCCACTGCATCCACCGAGTGCGAGTGCGGTGGCGAGGATGGCGGTGGCGATGAAGATTGGCTTTTTCATAACAGGTTCCCTGTCTGTGTTGAAAATGGGCGTGAATCCAGAAGGGGTCGAACCTTCGTCTCGCTGATTATGAGTCAGCCGCTCTAACCGCTGAGCTATGGATTCGGTTGTAGAAAGGCGGGGTTGTCAGGCTGAAGCTTGGGGAGCTACCCCAGCAAATCCAATTGAACGCGCACCCCCCAGTTAGGGCTCCCCGGCCTTGCGCGGGCAGGTCATCTGGTTTCTCGCTAGCACCTGCTACCGAGGACCGGACAGGATTCGAACCTGTGTCACGACAACCACATAGGTGGTCCTGCTCTACCGCTGAGCTACCGATCCCTTATTCAGTTAGTAGCTCCCTGGCTATGGCAGCGTACGTCTACGCAGTCGCTCCCTCACCTCCAAGGAAAGCTTCAGCTGTGAGGTATGGCCCATTGGCCAACAGCATCCACGCCAGGGGCCGTTCAGGTGGCCCCTCCTCTTCGACAGACAGCCGAGGGGCCTTTGCTGCATCTTCCGGTTCGCGGCGAACCGTCCTGTCCCTCAAAACATTACACCCCCAGGGGAGGGGCGACAAGCTTCGCTTCCATTTCCCAACAAGCTGACCATAATGGACACATGCCACTCGTCAGTTTCTTGGGTTTGGACGTTTTCTAGGATGGGCCACTCACTGGCCCAGCGGGTAGCCCTACTCCCTGCCCCCGAGCGTGACGCCTGGCTCGCCTCGCAACCCCTGAGGATTCTTGAGGAAATCAACAGGGGCGAGTGGTGGTGGACCGCCCGGCCCGAACAGGTACCACCACCGGGGGATTGGCTTGTTGCACTGGCACTTGCTGGCCGAGGGTGGGGGAAAAGCCGTGCCGGAGCTGAGTGGCTCGTGGAGAAGGTTCTTAAGCACCCAGTCGACCGGCACGGGCAACCAACGGAGTGGCTCCTCATCGGAGAAACGTTGGCGGATACACGCACGATCTGTATGGAGGGACCAGCAGGACTGCTGCGCGTCCTGGTCCGGCGAGGAGTTGACTTCCGGTATAAGCAGTCCCCGAGGCCAATGGTCCTTTTCCCAGACGGTTCCCGTATCTACGCCGAAGGCGCGGACGATGAGGATGTCGGGCGGGGGTACAACGCTGCCGGTGCGTGGGTAGACGAGATCTGCAAATGGCCTAAGTCGTACGAAAGCTGGTATGAGGGGATCCTTCCTTCCTTGCGTACCGACCTGGTCGACGATCACCCTCGCTGCTTCGCCACCACCACCCCGAAGCCGATCAAGTTGTTGCAGGAGTGGGTGAAGCGCGATGACGGCACGATCCACGTCATGGGTGGGTCCACGTTCGACAACGCCGCCAACCTGTCCCAGCACGTGCTACGTGAATTAAAGATTCGTTACGCTGGCACGGATCTCGGGCAACAGGAACTCTATGGCAAACTTCTGGAACTTGGTTCGGGTGGCCTCTTCAAGCGAATGGACATTGTCAAGCACCGTGTAGAGATCCCGCCGGATGACATTGTGTCCACTATCGTGGGCGTGGACCCGAACCTTACCGGTGAGGACGACCTGTTCGGGATCATCGTTGCTGCGCGCACTGTGAACAACGATATCTATGTCCTTGAAGACGCTTCCGTGAGTCAGAGTGGTCGCACAGCAGCCCTTGCAGCTTGGCGGGCGATGGCCAAATGGAACGCTGACACTTTGGTCTACGAAGAGAACCTCGGAAAAAGGTACCTGGCTGAGGTTCTCCAGGATGCTTACAAAGAGTCGATAGTTCTCGGACTCTTCCCACAACATAGCACTCCTTCGATGCTCCCTGTGCATGCGAAACATGGCAAACGTACAAGAGCAGAACCAGTAGCGATGCGCTGCGAACAAGGCAAGCTCCGGTTCGTGGGCGAGTGGCCAGAACTCGAAGACGAGATGGTCATGTTCGACCCCGAGTCCACCCGCGAATCACCTGACCGCATGGACGCTCTGGTCCACGGCGCCCTTCACCTGATGCGCGGAGAGCGACGCACCATGAGGGTTGCGTCGCCTTCCTCGCACGAGTGGAGCCTGGATCAGTCGATGTACGACCTCAACAACCTGGCACCGAACTGGTAAGTCAGGGGAGGTGGAGCGTTTTGGCTTGTCGGCGACGGACTGAGGGGACGTGTGCGTGGATTGTCGGCGGATTGGGTCGAGTTGTGACGACTCGGCTTGTCGGAAATGATTTCGGGGCGGGGCGGATCGGCTGGTCGGTGCCGAGGCGGGTGGGCGAGAGATGACTTGTCGGAGAGGGGTCGGGGTTGCGTTGAGTTGTCGGATTTGGTTAGAGCTGTGCCGCCTGCGAAGTGTCCAGTCGGGACCGGTCCGATGAGTTTTGGTCAGTCGGTGGTGGGGCGGTCGGGTCCATGTTGATGTGTCGGTGCGGTGCGGTAGGGGGGAGGTTCGAGAAGACCCGTCGATGTGGGGAGTATCGGTGAGGTGGTGCTCATGGACAGTCGGAGTTGGGCAGACCTGCAACTGATTCGGTAAGTCGGCGATTGGAGAGGACTGGTACGGAGACGACTCGATTCGTCGGTGTGGAGGGAAGGGTGTCGGGATGAGTTGTCACGTGTGGGATTGACCTGGGGTGTCGGTGGTTTGTCGTTGCCACCCTACCCCTGGGGGGGCCAGGTCCAAAAGGTACCAACCGAGTAGCTTGTATCTCTTGACCCTGATGAACCATTAGAGTATTAGATGTGCTGGTCCTGACCCTTATCGCGGCAACTCTGACAGTTGCCCGTCTTGCGCGGCTTGTCGCCCAAGACAAGATCACTGTGGGCTTCCGGCGTGCCATCATCAACCGCTTCGGGCCTGACGGCAAGATTTCACAGCTTGTGCACTGCGCCCCCTGGTGCATGAGTGTGTGGTTTTCGGTACTGATGCCCGTTGCCGTGTTCTGGCACAACCAGTGGACCCTTGCTGCGTTCGCCATCCCGGCCGGCTCCATGGCAGCCGCATTGATTCTTCGCCTGGCTGACAGGGAGTAGCGCATGGCTTCACGATTCCGCCGGCCCAAGGACCCAGAGCCAACACCGGAAGAATCTCATCCCTCCGAACTGACTTCCCTCATTGCCTCGGCCGCTCGCATCAAGAATGTGGACGGGCAAGGATGGCGGACGTACCGCTTCGGTGATGACTCCTGGCAGCAGGAAGTCTGGCGCCTGTACGACATCATTGGCGAGCTACGGTTCGTGGCTAACTGGATCGGCTCCGCTGTATCCAGGGTCCGTATCTATGTCGCGGAGGTGGACAAGAATGGGCGTGTTCAGCAGGAGACGAAGAAGCCCAAAGTCGCCGCCATTGCCGAGAACATGTTCGGGTCGCCTACGGCACAAGCTGAAGCGCTGCGAATGTTGGGCATCAACCTCACCGTTGCCGGCGACTGTTACATCGTGGGGCGCGGAGCGGTACGCGACCAAGATGCTGACGAGTGGTACGTGGTCTCCTGCTCTGAGCTCAAACGTTGGGGCGGCAACGTTCAACAGCTGTACCCAGATGGCAGTAAAGACTCGCTGGACCTGGATCGAGACATTGTCATCCGAGTCTGGACGCCCCATCCGCGCCGATCTCTGTGGGCGGATTCTCCTACCCGGGCAGCTATGCCCATGCTGTGGGAGATTGAGCGACTAACCCGCTACGTCTTCGCTCAGATCGATTCCCGGCTCGTCTCAGCGGGCATGGTTCCGATCCCGAAAGAGGCGAGCTTCCCAGACAGCGGGGATGAGATCACCATTCCGGGAGCCGAGGGGCTCACGCAGGCCATGATGAAGGCAGGCTCGCGCAGTCTCAAGGGTGAGGGCACAGCAGCAGGCGTTGTGCCCATGTTCGTCGAGATGCCGGCTGACGCGCTGGGCAAGATCGAGCTGATCAGTTTCGGGTCCGATCTCAGCAAGCAAGCTCTCGACCTGCGGGCAGAGGCTATCCGTCGCTTCGCACTGGCTATGGATGTGGCGCCGGAGATCCTCACTGGCACAGGCGACGCGAACCACTGGTCCGCCTGGCACGTCGAAGAGGCGAACATAAAGATTCACATTGAGCCTCTCATGTCTCGGATCTGTGACGCTCTCACCAGTGCCTACCTGGCACCGGCGCTGAAAGCGATCAAGGAAGACCCGGATCGGTACGTCTTCTGGTACGACACTGCACCCCTGACGGTACGTCCCGAACGCCTCAAGGACGCACTGAACCTCAACGAGAAGCACATCATCTCGGACGAGGCAGTCATCATTGCCGGCGACTTCAAGCTCAGCGACAAGCCCAGCCTGGAAGAAGAGCTGAAGTACTTCACCCGGGACCTGATGACCCGGGACCCCACGTTGTTCCAGATTCCCGCTGTCCGCAAGATCGCCGGGTACACCGACGAGATCTTGCCCCCGAACACCATGGTTACACCCACCCCACCTGGACAGGGGGCGGGTCCTCCACCGCCCCCGCCGCCACCCACCGGCATTCAGCCCACCGGGCCGTCGCCGATGCCGCAGGACTCGTCGGCGGTATCTACACCCGGTGGCCCCATCACCTCCAACTCCTCGCAGCCACCAGGGCTGACAGCCAGTGCGTCCGTGGACCAGGCGTCCCTGTTCGCCGCCGCGAACGCCGCCGTCATCCGTGCGCTAGAAGTTGCTGGAAAGCGACTTGTAGGAAACCACCACCGCACCCACGCCGACGTACCTGTGTACGCATTGCACACAAAAGTGGCGGTTCCGGTGGGCGGTGCACCGAAACTCCTCGCCGGTGCCTGGGAACACCTGCCGGCGTACCTGCAGTCGGAGATCGAAGACCCTGAACTGGCCGTAACTCTCCATAGATATTGCACTGGTCTGCTGGAACGTGGCCAGGAACATCAACCCCGCGTACTGCTGGCCATGCTGACGAAGCAGGGGTTCATCAGTGACACGAGCTGATGACGAACGCGGACTATTCAACGTCGCGAAACGGGCACTGGACCGTTTCGTCGATGCCGCTCGGGACAAAGTCATGGCACCATTTCGCAACTGGAAACAGATGCCGGACCCGAGCGGCGTGTACCAAGTACAGGACGTCTGGACCGATGGACTCGACACGATCCTGACCAACATTGGTCAGATCGCCATGTCCGCATGGAATGAAGCCTCTGATGTACCGCCTGTCTCACGTCACGCCTTCGTGGTGGCACAACTGGCGCAAACCCGCAACCTCCTCGTTCGCATCCCCGACGAGGTCTACAACCTTGTCTTTGGAGAAATCAATGACGGAGTCAACGCAGGTGAGGACACTGCTCGCATTGCAGAACGCATTGATTCCGTTCTTGCAACGAATGGATCTGAACGCTGGGCAAATCGCGCACGTGTTATCGCAGTCACCGAGACCACCCGTGCTTACGGAGCTGGAACTGTTGCTGCGGGCTTGGAGCAGTCTCGGGTCACTGGTCGACTTCTACAGAAGCGTTGGCGCACCGAGCACGACGACCGAGTCCGCGCCAGTCACCGATCCGTCGACGGAGTAACCCTGCCGTTGTACCAACCATTCAACGTAGGTGGCACACCCATGTTGTTTCCAGGAGATCCGACAGCACCAGCAGATGAAGTGGTCAACTGTAGATGCGACATGGTGATCGTCAATGAAGGAGGCCGGTGATGGTTGACCCGAACCCCGGTCGCGGTATGCCGATCGCGTTGCAGCGCTACTGGTTGGCTGGCAAGGGTGCAGTCAAGATCCGCTGGAACACCCCCGGTGACTTCCTTCGTTGCGTCCGTGCACTGACGAAGTACTTCCCCAAGGATCCCAAGGGCCTGTGCAACATCCTGCACACCAAGGCAACTGGTGGCCCACCCGGACACGGGTCAGCAGAACCACACAAGCACGCCATCGACCTGGTGGAGGATGAGTACTCGCTCATCGCCGCCGGCTCCTTGCTGGATCAGCAACCCAAGCTCGGTGACCGGCTGTGGATGGGGCCACTGGCACCGATCGGTACACCCACTGCTGAGCCGCGACGCATGCGTATCTTCGAGCCAGGTGCGTTCAGTGCCCGGACGTTGCCGCTGCCGTTGAAGTGGCGCAAGGCTGACGCCCCAGGGCATGAGGGTGCCGTTACCGTGGGTCGCATCATGGGCTTGACGTCTGGTCCCGACCACAAGGGTGACGAGTACCTGTGGGGCTGGGGTGACTGGCTCGATGAGGACATGGTGCCCGAGTCCAAGATCGCCCAGTACATGGTGGATAAGGGGATCGTTGGCGCCTCCGTCGATCCCGGCGGCAAAGTAGTTGTCTCCGTCAACCCTGCCAACGGCGGGGAGTACACCTCCCAGTACGTCGTCGGAGGTGTCACCCTGGTGTCCACCGCTGCATTCGATGGGATGCAGCTGAAGTCCATGGGACACGACGATTGGGATGACGATGATGAAGACATGTCCATCACCGTGGGAGACCCCAAGCTACTCAGTGACAGTGATTGCGGCTGCGGGTATTCAGAGGCAGTGGACCCGGCCACCTCGTACGCGATCAACCCATCCGGTTGGGAGGGTCTCGCCCTGGCACCTCGTGATATCCCTTTCGACAATGACGACGCGCTCAAGCGGATCGCCGCATGGGCGCAGCTCAATGCCGAGGGTGCAGATATCGCTAAGCTCCATCGAGCGTTCCTCTGGCGCGACCCTCGGCTCCCGGAGACGCAGACCCAGTCGTACCGGATGCCGATAGGCGACATCATCAACGGCGAGCTGACGATCGTCTTCCACGCCATCTACGCTGCCGCTGCCCTGATCTCGGGTGCCCATGGTGGGCTTCCGTCTGTGTCCGAAGAGGACAAGAACAAGATCCGCAACGTCATCACCGACATCTACAAGGTGATGGCAGCGGAGTTCAACGACAGTTCCCTGCGGGCACCGTGGGATCGTCCAGAGAATGAAGGGCAGCAGTTTGCCATGGCCAAAGAGGAACCCTATGGCGATGTGAAGTACGCCGACCCAGGCTACCGGGACAACAAGAAGCGCTACCCCATCGACACCGCTGAACACGCCCGCGCGGCCTGGAGTTACATCAACCAGGCCAAGAACGCAGGCGAGTACACCCCCGAACAGCTAGCGATCATCAAGGGCAAGATTCAACAGGCGTTGAAGAAGTTCGGTATCGCGGCTAGTAATGGGCCAGCTGATGGTGAGCACGGCTTGGAGTTGTCCGCCGATAATCCTGAGGTCTTCAACTTTGGGATTACAGGGGAACATGAATACCCTCTCGCCCCCCCCGTCTCCTGGTTCGCTGATCCAAACCTCAGTGCTAAGACTCCGCTCACTGTCACCGTCGAAGGCCAGGTATACGGACACCTTGCGGCGTGGAACGAATGCCATCGTGACGTCTCCAATCGTGCGTGTGTACTAGCTCCAAAGTCGTACAAGGACTACGCCCCGTTCCACCTAGGATCTGTCGTGACCGCTGAAGGCGACACGATCAAGGTGGGGAAGATTGTCCAGGACACGCGCCACGCAGATATACGTCTCGGCTATGCCGCCGCCGCCATCCACTACGACGACACCGGCGATGAGGTGGCTGTTGTCCGAGCAGGCGAAGACGAGTTCGGGATCTGGGTGGCGGGTGCAATTGTCCCGGAGGCGAGCCCGAAGAAGGTTGCGAAACTGCGCCGTTCTCCAATTTCCGGTGACTGGCGTGGAGTGGACGGCCACCTGGAACTTACTGCTGCCCTCGCGGTCAACGTACCTGCGTTCCCGGTGTACTCCATGGACGGTGAAGAGCAGCTTAGTCTCGTGGCGGCCGGAGTCGTATACCCGGAAGGTGGTCTGGCGCCGACTGGCTACGAACTTCCAGACTTCAGTGTCCAAGACCGCACCCCAGTGGTGGACATGGACGCATTGGCAGCGGGAGTCCTAGCTAAGCTGCGCGAGCAGCAGGCGCAGGAAGATCGCGCCCTGCGTCTCGCCCAGCTTCTGGAGGATGACGATGACTAACCCTGTACCCGCACCAGTAGTGGCGCCCGCGCCAGCTGTACCGGCTACCGCTGGTCCAGCACCAGCCGCACCAGCGCCCGCCCCAGCAACTCCCGCACCAGTCGACCCAAGTGTGGCAGCGCCTGAGCCTGCTGCGGACGGCAGTGACACGGAGTCCATCCTTGCTCGGCAAATGTCCGCTCGCTTCTCGATCGTGAAGAGAACTGAAGGCGAGGAAGAGGGGACTGGGGGATCCGGATCTGTCCAGACCCCTGCTCCCTCGCCTGCGGCGGCGCCAGCACAACCCCCTGCGCCGGCTGCGGCACCAACGCCAGCGACTGTACCTCCAACGAGCGGATAGGCAAAGATGGCCGGGATTGGCGACAGCTGGGGTACAGCACAAGAACTGCTGCACCCTCGGGACAGTCATGGACGTTTCCGCTCGAAGTGGAAAATGTCTGAGTCTGTGTTCAATGCTGTCCAAAAGGTACTAAGCACCTTCCGCCCGCGTACGTTCCAGTCGGACGGTCAGGCGCGTCAGTACACGTTCAATCTCTCCCATCGCAAACCTGGCGCCTTTGACGGCGGAAGCCGTGGGTACGCCCGCCTTCAGGCAGACTTCATGCACGCCAACGAAGATCTGCTTGACGGCAACCCGGACGAGCCATCGACGAAGAAATTCGTACAGATGATGGACTCGTCGATGCAGGACATCCCTGACGACATCATCACCAGTTCTGTTGTCCCACCGGCTGCGTTCGGCTTGACGCCTGAGCGCATGTCGGAACTGGAAGAGATGACGGGCAACGTCATCGCCAACCGTGGGTACCAGGCCACCAGCATTGGTACCCCGCTTGGTGGTGGCAACGGCAACATCACCATGATCATGGCGGTGCCCAAGGGCACCAAGATGGCAGTGCCTGGACGTAACGCCAACGACCCGGAGATGTTCTTCGATCGGGACCAGGAATTCACCGTCTCCAAGGTGAAGCCTGACGGCCGTGGCGGCTACAACATGTACGTTGTTGCCACCCCCAAGACCCCTAACGACAACCCGCCACCCATCGGTGGACAGGCAGGTCCTGGCAAGCCTGCTGACCGTGAAGCCGCCGTCCAGGCGCTGGAAAATGCCCACACCAAACGACTCATGGGAGACCAGGGAGAATCCCAACTCCCAGGCGGACAAGCCGCTGGTGGCCTACCTGAGAACCCGAACGGCACTGTGCAGACACCCGAGCAGCAGCGGGCAGCCTCACGTGCCCAGGTTCTGGGTCGGGCACCCGCCACCGGGAACGAACCTGCACCCGCACCAGCGGCACCGAGCCCGGCGCCAGCAGCTGAGCCCACCCCCAACGCACCAGCGGCACCAACACCCGCACCAGCTGCACCGGCTGCACCCACCCCTGCTCCCGTGGAGGCGCCGCCGGCACCCACCCCTTCGGGCGTGGAGCCACCCAACGGCGCCACCTCCCTCGTCACTGGGGAGCCGGCCACCAGCTTCCGTGACGCTGTCGCCAACGCGAACCTGGAATCTCCCTCAGCCGGTCCGCGCCGCCGGGAGTGGAACAGCGCATATATGGGGGTCACGTCCGGGAAAATGCACCCGGCTGACGCACTCCGCGAACTCGAATCCGACATCGCCAAAAACAAGCAGGACCAGAAAGGTCCCGTTGGCGAAGCTGACAGCCAACTTGGCTCAGACATCGAGAAGCAGGAGAAGCTCGCCGACCTGCTGCAGTCGCACTTCCACCTGGGCGAACCGAAGCAGCGTCAAGCCCGCAGTGAAGTTGAGTCGGATCTTGCCGCCAAGCGCACCTCCCGCGCCAAGGCTAAGATCACCCGACCTGCTGGTGGTTCCGACAAGCGTGCTGATGGCAAGACTGCCGCCGAGGCTGCGCGCCCTGGACCGTTGGCGAAGATCGCACCGAAGCGGGAAGGTACCGCCGAGGAACGTGGCAAGGCGCTCAGCGACCAGCAGGCCAAGGACCTGGAAGACGACAAGCTCAACGAAGAGCAGCGATCCAAGTGGGCTGGCGAGGTTGGTAGCGAACCTGCCAGCCTGAAGAAGAACGACACCGCCGGCAACATCCTGCTCGATGAGATGGCAGACCAGCTACGCAACGGTCGCATCACCCGAGCCAAGGCAGCGGCACGTCTCCGCGACCACGCCCGCGACGACCAGGGCGAAGAGCCGGACTACCTGCGCAAGGTTGCCGACGCGATCGAAGCCGACACGTCCAAGCCCGCAAAGCGTGTACCGCTGAAGAAGGCAAAGCCGAAAGCTGCACCCGACACCGAGAAGGTCGAGGCTGCGCTCACCGGACGCACGGAGAAGAACATCCTCACTGGCCTCAACGCGCACAGTGTCGGTGACCTGCGCGCCCTGGCCGACAAGTGGGGTGTGGAAACCCGTGGCGAGGACAAGAAGCTCAAGCTGAAGTCCGCGCTGGCTAAGGAACTTGCGGAGAAGTGGAAGTCCACGCCTTCGCTGCAGCGCAAGGCGGAAGTGCCCGAGGGTACGCCGCCAGCTGACGAACTGGACAGCATGACTGTTGCCCAGTTGAAGGACTACGCCAAAGCCAACGGCATCAAAGTCACCGGTGCGCTACGCAAGGACGCGCTGAAGGCTGCGATCAAGAAGCAACGCGACAGTGGGAAGTCACCAGAAGCCCCGTCAGGTAAAGAGAAAGCAGAGTTTGAGCAGCTAGCCCCCGAGGACCGGGCTGCATACAAGCGTGCCATCGCCAAGGGTGAATCACACGCTGAGGCGATAGACGAAGCCACCAGCACCACGCCAGTGAAGAAGGTTGCCAAGAAGGCCGCACCGGCACCGGTGAAGTTCCCTGGTCGTCTGCGTGGCCTGCCCGGCGCTGCTCCACGCACCCAGGAACAGCAAGACGCCGACATTGCACGCGGTGAAGCCGCACTGGCCAAAGCGAAGAAGACCATCGCTGGCCTGGGTACGCCGAAGACTCCGGCGGCGAAGAAGGTCGCCCAGGTTGCCGAGGCCCCAGGCGTACCGGAGCCGGTGAAGAAAGCTGCCATCAAGGCAGCAAAGGCTGCCGACGCACCCAAGGTGCCAGCGAAGAAGGCCACCAAGAAACTGGCGCCCGGGCAACTCACCAATGACGAGTTGGCTGAGGCGTCCCGCCGCGTCCTGGCAGGCGAAGATCCTGGTGATGTAGGAAACGAAATCACCGCCCGCCGTGGTGAACCACCACTGGGTCCGCCTGAGCTACCGGAGCCCATCAAGACTCCAGACCAGGTCCGTGAAGACCTGCGTCGCATTGGGGAAACCGGCACCCTCGAAGACGGCAAGAAGTACCTCGACGACCAGAAGCTCAGCGCGAAAGACATGCGCCTGTTGGCTGAAGGTCTCGGTGTACCTGTCGGATCCAAAGACACCAAGGTCAAGATCCGGGACAACATCGCCAACACCATCGTTGGTGGCCGCGTCACCGATCGAGCCATGGGTCGCGCCTTGAACGCACCCAACGTCAACGAACCTGAGGCACCCTCGGAGCCCAAGGTTCCTGGCATTGACACCGCTGAACGGGCACGGCTGCAGCAGGCTGCCAAAGAAGTCATTGCTGACATGCGAGCGCAGGGAACGTGGGGGCGCGAAGACCCATTCCCGAAGCTGCAGGCGAAGTTGACCGGCGAGCCTGAGCCCAGTGAGTTGGAGCGGATCCTCAGCCAGACCCACGGCCCCAGTGGGATGGCACTCGGTGACCGCGTTGCCGTACGTCTCCTGCAACGCCTGTCGCCCGAGCAACGCAAAGCCGTCCTCGCTGAGATGTCGGAGAAGGACCGCAACAAGGTTCTCGATGACGCTGAGCGCATGGGCGTAGAAGACATGCGCGTTAGAAAGGGTGGCTTTGATGTCGACCGCATCCTGAAAGATGCCGGTCTACCCCAGGAGGGTCCGAGCCAGGAGACGGCTGCCGCCTACCACGAAGTGAAGATGGCACTGGCCGGTGGCGACGTGCCACGGGCGCAGAAGGTCCTGAAAGAAGCATTGGCTCGTACCGACGTGCGCCTGGATCGGGCGCGTCAGCAAGCTAGCAATGAAAACCTGCCTACCGGTGTGCGGGAACGCATGGGTCTCGACATCACCCACCACCTGGCTGAAAGCGACTGGTACCAGTCACTGGCCCGCGCCCTACACAGTGGGGACTCGCCTGAACTGGTGACCAAGAAGGAAGCCAAAAAGGTCATCCCTGTCCACCTGGACAAGGACGGCCCAGTGGGCAAGGCAACGGCGGAGGAACTACGCCAAGGCGCGGAAGCGGCCGGCATCAAGTTGCCTGAGACTGCCACCACGAAGGACGAAGTCATCACCGAGCTTGCTCGGGAAATGATCCGTCGCGACAAGGCCGGCAAGAAGCTGCCTGAGATCACCGTCCCCGCAGCCGTGCCCGTGAAGGTGCCAGGAAAGAAGGTCGCTGCAGCTCGGGTAACACCTACCGAACGTCGCAGACAACAGCGGGTCGACGCACTGGACCGCGCCATCGCCGCTGCCGAAAACGATCCCGACCTAAGTCAGGGGCGCGTCAGTGGTGAAACGACACCGCTGTCTGCCCTGCGCGCGATCCGGGCAGCTGTCGCCGAAGGTCGACAAGGCGACGAGGGTACTGCGCAGGATCTGCAGAACATTGTTCAGCATCGTCGACTTGGTGACGCTGCACGGCAGACGATGTCGGATGTTATCGACGAACACGCCAGACTCACTGGGGAACACCGGATGCCGGAACCCCGTGGCGGCGCCAAGGTGGCGAAGAAGGCTGCGCCCACCGTAGGTGAAACCCTGGCTCGTGCCGCGAAGAGCGCACCAGCCAAGGCAGTACCCGCTAAGAAGGTAGCCCCATCGCCGAAGCCAGAGGCGCCAACGGTTTCGGAAGCAGCTAAGGAAGAGGTGAAGACTGAGGTGGCCAAGGCAACCGCTGCCCCAGTGAAGAAAGCTGCCAAGAAGGCAGCCCCATCCGCGCCTGGACAGTACACCGAAGCTGACCTCCGAGGCATGAACCTGGCTCAGATCAAGGACATCGAAGACGAGCGCGGAATCAAGCGCACCAGTGTGGCGAAGGATGACCGTATCAAGGCCATCCTGGATCATCAGGAAGCCTCGGGTACGCCTGCACCGGCCAAGAAGGTGGCTAAGGCTGCACCGGAGCCCAAGGTGTCAGCCGCTGCGTCTGCGGCTGAGATCAAGAAGGTTGAGGCGAAGCCTCCGTCCAAGGCTGCACCCACCAAGATTGGCTCGGGGAAAATTGAGGCTGGCAAATACTCCAGCAAGCCAGCAATACCCAACCGTTGGGGCCTAGGTAGTGGAGAAATCCACTACCACACCCACGGTGCCATCGGTCGCGCAGTGAGAAATATGGGAGAGGACCGCGCACTCGATGTAGACGGTGACCGTCTCGACAATGTGCTGGGTCGCATCGCCACTGACACCGTGACAGGTGCCAGTAGTCCTAAAGAACAGCTAGAAAAGGTCAAGAAGCTGGCCGCTCGGCTACCGGAAGGCAGCAAGGCGCGCAGCGAACTAGACCTGGCTATCGGGGAACTGGACAGCGCACCCAAGGTGTCAGTGAAGATCCCCAAGGGCACACCTGGTCCGCTGGTTGCGTTGGCCGACAGACTAGGTGACATTCCACTGGCTTCTGGTAGCCGTTTCCGTGAAGGAAGCGACCTGCAGAACCTACAAAAAGTCATCGACGACTGGAATGCTGGGAAACTGACCCCGCTCAACCTTGAAGCCGCTGTTCGCAGAATGTGGGGCTTCAATCACGAAAGCCAAGAAGGCCGGTTGGAAGTTGACCGTGCGATCCTGGAAGCGGAAGCTGCTATCAAAGCCCTACGAATCAAGAAAGAGCTAGTTCGACCCCCCAAGGAGGAGTGATGGGCTGCGCATGCAACGAAGGTCAAGCCGTCAAACCGGAACCGTGGTACGAGGTGAAGTACCCGAACGGCGAAAAGAAGACAGTCAGCGGTGAACATGCCGCGAAAGTGCTGGTCACAATGGGGCCAGCAGGTACCACGTATTCGAAGATGTAGGTGGTACCCTACCCGTAGATCGGTGGCTGTAGCTGTGGGCCTGCACCGGAAGTAACCACTTCCGTTGAGAGGCCCACACGTGTTTGTGATTCCCGAGGACCTGTCCGTCTTCACCGTATCTGCCCTTGAGGCGATGCGCGCGGAGGCCGAGGCAGAGTATTCCGCGACCCTGGCCACGGTTGACCGTGACTCCATCACTGAGGAACAGCTGGACGAGCTGGCTGCACTGAAGCAGTTCTACAAGTACGACGTCCCGGCTGACAAGCAGCGCCGCAAGGACATCCACGACCGTTTCGCCGCGCTTGAGGGCGAGGATGATGACGACGAGACTGAGCCCGAGGGCGAGCCGGAGCCTGTCACTGCGTCCGCGACCGCTGTCGCCACGACTGAGGCTGATGGCAAGACCATCAAGGTGACTGTCGCCGACATCATCAACAAGGACGGCACCACGGTTGTCCCGGCCGCGCGTCAGGGATACGCCACCCTGGTTGCTGCGGCTGGTGTACCGGACTACGAGGCCGGCCAGAAGTTCACCGACATGCTGGACGTGGCGAAGGCTTTCATCGCCCGCAGCGCTGGACACGGCGGTGCGTCCGGTCCTGTTGGTGCCGGGCCGATCCACTACCCGGTCGCGAAGATGGTCCGTGACTACCCGGACGAGTACTGCGTCAACATGGACGACAACGACTACGCCAAGATCATGGCTGTCGCTGACGAGCACCGCCTGCCTGGTGGTTCGCTGATTGCGTCGTCTGAGCTGCGCCGTCAGGAGATCCTGGCCACCGACCCCACCCGTGACTCCCTGGTTGCGGCGGCCGGCTGGTGTGCACCGTCCGAGACCGACTACGACATCTGCCTGCAGATCACCAGCGACGGTCTGCTGGACGTTCCTGAGGTCCAGGCCCGTCGTGGCGGTATCCGCCACAACACTGGTATCGACTTCTCGTACATCTTCGGCAACGGCACCGGCTTCTTCAACCTGTCCGAAGCGCAGGTCGCGGCCGGCACCACGAAGACCTGTCTGGAAATTCCTTGCCCGGACTTCGTTGACGACCGTCTAGGCGTCACCGGTATCTGCCTCACGGGCAACATCCTGAGCATCCGTGGCTACCCGGAGTTCACGGCCACGTTCACCCGTGGCGCCATGGCCGCGTCCGCGCACCAGGTCAACCGTGAGCAGATCGCCGCGATGGTCGCCGGTTCCACTGCGGTCTCGCTGGCCGCTGCGCAGCCGTGGCTGTCTGACGGCACTGTCGTTTCCCAGGTCCTGTCGGCCCTGGAAATGGCGGCTGTTGACATCAAGTACCGCCTGCGTCTGCAGCGCTCCAGCACCCTGGAAGTTGTTCTGCCGTTCTGGATCCTGGCCCAGTTCCGTGCTGACTGGATCCGTCGTAACGGTGGCGACTACGCGAACACCCTGACGCTGGCTGACTCGGCGATCAGTTCCGCGATGTCTGCCCGTGGTATCCGCGCCCAGTACGTGTACGACTGGCAGGACGCTTTCGCCACTGGTGCAGTGTCGGGTTCGCCGGGTGCTTCCACCCCGATCACCAACCTGCCGGCGACCCTGACGTTCCTGATCTACCCGGCTGGTACGTGGGTCCGCGCAGTCTCCGATGTCATCACGCTGAACAGCGTCTACGACAGCACGAAGCTGGCCACCAACCAGGTCACCCACCTCTTCACTGAGACGGGCTGGAAGATGGTTCGCATGTGCCCGCTGTCGCGTGCATACACGTTGCCGATCTGCCCAGACGGTTCTACGTCCAACCAGCAAGCGATCACCTGCCCGTAGTGCTGACAGGGGCTCAGGAAACTGAGCCCCTTCCTCTTCAGCCCTACTGGAAGGAGTAGTCGTGGCTGTATTCAACGGGCTGTTCTATGCGGAGCCGCCACCACCACCGGTACGCCCACCTGGCCTGTGGGATGCAGCCATGGGTCCGTACCCATTCCCGAGTCCCAACGCTGTCGGTGGTGGTGTCACCTACATCCCTGACGCTTGCGGGGATGTGTACCTGTGGGGCATGAACTGCCCACCGGTGTCGGGTTCGAAGACGTTCCAATCGTTGCCGAGTCCTGTGTCCGCGCTGCCGTTCGCTGTGCTGACGTCCTACACCTGCAACATCGTTGGTATCCCGTACGACGAGGCAGTGCAGCGCACTCTGACTCGTGCGTCGCTGTTCATGCAGGAAGGTACCGAGCGTGCTTTCTGGCAGGGCGGTAACGCACCTGGGCTGCCGGGTCTCACTGGTCTGCTGCGTGGGTCCACGCCACTGACTGCTGCGTCGTGCCCGGTCACTGCCATCTCGATCCTGGAACAGGGTCTGGCGGACAACAACATCATCGGCGGTGTGATTCACGCACGCCCGTACATGTTGCCTTTCCTCGCCAACAACCACCAGATCATCCCCAACGGTCGTGGCTGGAAAACGAACCTGGGTACGCCTCTGGTGTTCGGGCAGGGATACGACGGCACTGGACCCAACGGTGAAGCTGTCACCACCACGGTCGAGTACATGTATGCAACCGGCCGACCGGTCATCTACCAGGATCCTGAGATCTTCGTGAACCCGGTAGAGGGTGGCTTCAACCAGTCCACGAACGTACTGACCCTGCTGGCCGAGCAGGTGTACGCCATGGGCATCGAGTGTGGGAAGTTCTCCGTCGCCGTGACCAGGGACTGCACCACTACATGATCACCCTGACCCCAACAGCCGAAGAGTTCCCGGGCGTTGCTCGGGTTCTCTTCGATCTGTCGGATGACGTGAACCACGTAGCCACTACCAGTGACACACCATCACTGGGTCTGGTGGTTCCCGAATACCTGTACGCCCGGTATCTGGTGTATCTGGATCTCAACTCTTCGTCGCCTATAGAGCCGAAGAAGCGGAGTAGAAAATGACGTCTGTTTGCTATACCCCATTCAAGATCCCGATTGTCCGGGCAACGAAGGTAGACATCAACTGTGGTGTCCCGGTCACGGGATGCTCCACTGTGGTCACCAACGGCATCATCTCCGTGGAGATGACGAAGGAATACGAGGATCGCGAGGAGTTCTTCGTCAAGAACGGTGACGGTGTCTTCTGCGTCAAGGAGACCAACCCACCGATCCTGAAGTGGATCAACCTGGTCCTGACGTTCTGCAACGTCGACCCTGAGCTGGTCAACATCATGACCTCGGAGCCGTTGGTTCTGGACAACGCCCCATCTCCGCGTGCCACTGGTTTCTCCACCCAGGAAGGATCCGCCTCCACTGCCTCGTTCGCACTGGAAGGCTGGACCCGACTGTCTGGCCTACAGGGTGGACCCGCGTGTACCGGTGGCGTGGAGTACGGCTACACCCTGTTCCCGTGGATCGTGGAAGGCACCGTTGGTGACCTCACCTTCGAAAACGGCGCCGCGAACTTCGTCGTGAACGCACGTACCCGTTCCGGTTCCAACTGGGGAACTGGTCCGTACTTCGTCGACCTGTCCGATGCAACGGCCACGCTGAACAACCCGATCCCACTACTGACTCCGATCCTGAGCACCCAGCATTCTCGGATGTTCATGACCCGACTGGCCCCGCCAACTGCTGGTTGTGGCTGCACCACCTTGTCGAGCCTGACTCCCAGCTAGTCTGTAGTTGTCCAGGCATGTGGGTATGACTGTGATAGGGAAGGGGGTCGAGGCAGTTGCCAACGTATACGGTGTTCACTGACTCGACCCTTGGACCTGGTCCATGCAACTGGACTGTGGACGTGGGGTGCTGCCCCGACTGGGACACTGCGTACACACCAGAGATCCAGCAGGCCGCCGCCGAGTACGGCGCGTTCACTGTGTGGGCTGCGACCGGGCGCAGGTTTGGTGCCTGCCGCCGAACTGTGCGTCCCTGCGGCAAGGACTGCGAAGACAACTTCGGTTGGGGTTCCGGGTACTACTGGGCTGACGGTGTCTGGTTCCCCTACATCCTTGATGGTGTGTGGCGGAACTGCTTCTGCGGCACAGGGCCAGGATGCCGGCGCTGCCGCCCCAAGGATCAGGTGTGGCTGACCCCACCAGTGTCGGGGATCGTGGAGGTGAAGTTCTCCAATGGCGTCATCCTGGACCCGGCTACCTACCGAGTGGACGATTATCAGTGGTTGGTGCGGCAGGGACCGAACCTGGACACCACACCGATCACCGCTACTGATGGCGGACTTCCAGGCCACAACGACTACGACTTCCCGGTCACTGGGTCGCTGGCACCAACGGATAACGACCACGTCTGGGAGGTGACCTACCTGTGGGGAATCCCTGTCCCGACTGTTCTGCAACGAGCAGCGGGGGAGTTGGCCTGCGAGTGGGCCAAGAACTGTGTTGGTGCAGCGTGCCGTCTACCTCAGCGGGTGACGTCCATTGCACGGCAGGGTGTGACGGTGAGTCTGGCGGACGTGGATCAGCTGCTCCAGAATGGCCTCACTGGACTTACGACTGTCGACTCCTTGATTCAACGATTCAATCCCAGTCGACTTCCCAGCAAGATGGCCATTGCCTCCCCTGATCTACCCACGATCCGCCAAACCACTTTCCAGGGGTTCTGATGGCTAACGCTGCATACACCAACTTCAAGGCAGGGATCCTTGGCGCCGACTTCGATCTCGTCGTTGCCTCGGTCAAAGCGTTTCTGGTCCGTGGGTACACGTTCTCCGCTGCTCATGTCACGGTGGCGGATGTGGTCAGCGCAGGCGGGACCATCAACGGGACAACGGCTGCGTTGGCGAACCCGACAATTGCTGGTGGTGTATTCGACGCTGACGACACCAGCCTCACTGCCACGGCCAGCGCATCCAACCACGTACTCATCATCGCGCAGACGTCAGCTGTCACCGGTGGCGCGGACTTGCCCCAGTCGGGACAGCTTCTCATCGCGTACTACGACACTGGTACGGGTCTTCCTATCCAGCCAGGAACTGGCACTGTCACGATTACGTGGAGTAGCGGAAGCGCCAAGATCCTCGCGGTGACGTAACAATGGCGATCGCGCTCGTAGATTCTGACGCGACCGGTTTTGGGATCACCAACACCGGGTTTGTGTACAACTTCCCCGGTGGTGCCGCTGGTGCTGGTGACTGGGATTTCATCGGCGTCAACAGCGACGCCTTGGTGTCCACGCCTGCTGGCTGGACCCTGCTGAATTCTCAGGTCAACGACCAGGCCGCGTACCTGTTCGGAAGGCAAGGACCAGGCGGTACGTCAGTCACGTTTGTGACCACGTCTGGCGCTGGTCCATTCAACGCGGACCTGGCCTGGTCCCGGTGGTCTGGTGGAGACACCGTTGACGTCGCCACTGGCGCACAGGCTGCTGGGCTGAACACCACCACCCCCGCTGTCTCTACCGGCGTCCTGGCCACGACTGGTGAAGCCGTCATCGTGTTCGCGGCGCTGCACAACTTCACCGTGGCGCCTGCGAGTGCGTCCTGGTCGACGGGGTTCCTGCCGCTGGAGAACACCAGCCAGGGCACTGGGGCCACTGCCTGTGCTGGTCTGCTCGGCTACAAGCTCGGCGCTGGGACCACCGCAGAGAACCCTGTGGTCACCTGGACGAACAACGTTCAGGACCGGTACGTTCTCCTGGTCGCGCTGAAGCCAGCCGCGCCAGCAGCGATCAGCCCGAACAGCATCACTGACACGATCACGTTGGGAGCGCCAAGTGTCCAAGACACCTCAATGGCAATATCCCCTGACGGAGTCTCGGTCCATGTCAGCCTGGGTGCACCTGCGGTTTCTGGCGCACCGTCCCCTGGACACTTTGATCCACTGGTGGAGCTGTACACGCAGGCGCTTTCGTGCCTTTGTGTCTCCGTAAACCAGCAACCGAATCCGCCGCTGCACTGCGCTCCTCGCGTAGGCACGGAAGTTGTCCAGGACCTGGGTCAGTACACCGACCTGTGCTGTGAAGGTCTGGCCTACGTGATGCTCGGGGACACGTACCTGTCCACGGACTCGTTCCCGGACCAGGACATCATTCAGCAGATCCGTGGCCAATGCGCACCACCGTCCTGGGGCCAGGAGATCAGGCTCGGGGTCGTGCGGTGCATCAGTGCCGGCGATGAGATCGGTGAACCGCCCACAGACGCTGTCTGGGCTGCGGAAGCTATCCAGAACCTGTATGACGCTCAGTCGCTGCGTCAGGCTGCGTGCTGTGTCCGCAACTGGGTGGCGAACTCTTCCGGGCAATACTTGGGCATGAACGTCATCATCGGCCGGCAGGTCCAGGGCAACCCTCAGGGTGGTTGCGTGGAGCGCTATGTCACCATCACTGTCCAGTTCCCGAACCTGGACTGCACATGTCCATGACCCTGTGGTGGTGCCTCATCACCCCACTCAAAGACTTCGATGACTACCACATTGGTCAGGTCTACTCTGTGGAACTGACGGAGCGGTGGGCACACCTCATCGCCTCTGACTATGTGAGGTTGCTGCAAAAATGGCCACTCGAACTGAGTTCGTCGTCAGAATAGATCAGTTCCAGGCCCGCCGGATTTCCATGGAGCTGGCCCTGAAACTGGTGCGCCGCACCGTCCGGGAAATCTCTGAGGGTGCCTCCGCGATCCTGTCTTTCGGTCCGTACACCACTGGCCGCATGGCCCGGCATGTGAAGACCCGCATCTCCCTTGGTGCCTACATCATCGAGGGTCAGGTGGGAGTAGACGGAAAGATTTTCCCTTACGCAGCCTCAGTTGAAGGCGGCGCCCGACGTCACTACATCCCCAAAGTGCCTAAGGGCAAAGGAAGATGGCTTCGGTTCTACTGGCGCCGAGTCGGACATGTTGTGTACGCGAAGCAGGTCAACCATCCAGGCCAGACCGGTAAAGCTTTCCTACGTATCCCGATGCTCGAAGTCTGCCCCCGGTTGCACTACAAGGTGTTCATCTACGATGTCTGACATGGCAGACAATGAACCAGAGACCCGTCCTGTCCACATCAAGGGACGAGACATTCAGGTAAAAAAGCTCAGAGACGCACAAATGGTGATGATCGCCCGTGACGCGGACCTGCTCGGCCGCGAGGATGTGGACACTCGTCGCAAGCTGGACGCCGTCAACTCGGTCATGACCATGTTCGAAAGCGTCATCGTCAGCGACGAGGACAAGAAGTACGTCATCGACCTGACCCGACAGGGTGAGCTGGACATCGCGGACTTCATGACGTTCCTGACCGTGTTCGCGGACGAGGCGCCACCGAAGAAGCCAGTCGTCCGTCGTGGGCGTCCGCGCAAAGCAGCCTAGTAGCCGTCCACCGGCACTGCCGACACCAGGTAACGGGCAGGTCACCCTGCCCCACCTGGTGCAGGACCCAGTGTGGTCACTGAAGTCGTGGCCGGTGGATGTGACGCTACTGGGCAAGAACTACACCATCCCCGCCATGAGTGCGGCGGACTGGCTGGGCCTGCTGATGTCTGAGCCGCTGTACCTGGACACCATCTTTCCGGGGCTTCTGGATGTCCAGGTGCAGGAGCTGGTCGAGCGGAAGCTGCACGAAGGTGACATGGATCTTGAAGAGGTCTACGACACCGCTTTCGACATCATCGCCACTGTCTCAGGGCGCAAATGGTGGGTGGCGATGCGGCTGATCCAGGTGGCAAGGGGCTCCTGGGACTCCATCGGCGGGGACATGGTGCGCAAGGCTGACGCCGAACGGCTGAGCCTGGCTGGCTGGCTGGATGTCCTGTTTATCCACCTTGTTCGTAACATCGACGACGCAAAACGGACGATGTTTCTCATGAAATTGGAGCTTCCTCCCGAGGGGTGGGGAGATGCCCAAGAAGAACTGGAGATGTCAGCCGATACGTTTATGAGCATGGCTGAGTAGTACTCGTACCATCTAGTCCGGTTTGATCCGTAACATAACGGGTGTGACTGGACCCCTTGGTGGTGGCGAGCTGGGCGATGCCTACATCTCCGTGCACGCCAACACTGAGCCCTTCGTCAAAGACCTCGACAAGGACCTGGAAAAAGCAGGCGCCAAGGTCAACCCCACTGCCACCAAAGTGGGCAAGGACATTGGCGGCAAGATCGGCGACGGCGCCGAGAAAGAGGTCGCCCGTCGCGGTCCTGGTATCGCGCGGGAGCTGGCCTCCGCTGTCGAGCATGAGGCGCTCGACATCGCACCAAACTGGCGCTACAACGTACGCGGGAAGAACGGCCGGTTTGTTCGGCAGGCAGCATCCGGGATCGCCAGCGAGGTAGAAGACGCCTTCTCGGCCGCAGCCAACAGCGGCATCTTCGCCAAGCTCGGACAGGCTGTCGCGGACGCGATCGGCTCGGGGTTCAACGTCTCCGGCAAGTCGCCGCTGGTGTACATCCTGGCCCCTGTCTACGCCGCCATCGCCGGACTTGTTATCGCGGCTATCCAGGCAGCCAACGGTGTCATTGCGGCCCTGTTGGCGATCCCTGCCGCCATCTCCGTGGTGGCCGTGGAGGTCGGCGTCCTGTTCCTGGCATTCAACGGACTGGGTGCGGCAATCCAGGGCGCCTTCGCAGCAAAGAATGTTGACGAACTCAACGCCGCACTGAAGAACCTGACCCCCTCGGCACAGAGCTTCGTCAAGGCACTGCTACCGGCGAAGAGCCTGTTCGACACGTTGGCGAAGTCGGCGCAGGAGAACTTCTTCGTCGCGTTCGGTGGCGGCACCCAGATCAAGAAGCTGTTGGATGCGATCAGCGGACCGCTGAAGCAGAACATCCCAGTCGTGGCCCAGGCCCTGGGGCGGTTCTTCGCACAGTTGACGGCGTTCTTCTCTTCGCCACTGTTCATTCAGTTCATCAACAAAATCTTCCCCGCTGTCGCCATGATCATCGACACGCTGGGTGGCCCCTTCATCCAGCTGTTGCTGGGCACGTTCATCCTGATCAACCAGTCACTGCCGTTCCTGCTAGAACTGACTGCCCGGTTCGGGGACCTGCTACGCAACATCGGCGACGCGCTCGCCTCGGTCAGCCCCGACTGGCTAGACCACATGCTCGAAACTTTGGACTCCACCTTCGATCTGGTGGGCCAGGTCATCAAGCTGGTTGCTGTCCTGCTGAGCCAACTGGACGCAGCCGGAGGCAAGGGGCTCATCGACTTCATCACCCAAGCGGTGGGGGTCCTGGCCAACTTCCTCGCCACCGACGTGGGCAAGGAAGCGATCGCTGGACTCATTCGCATCGGTGAAATCGGCATCTTCATCACGCTGTCATTCATCGAAGCCCTGTTGCTTCTGGCTGCTGCGTTCCAGCTCATCACCAACACCATTGGCACGTTCTTCAACTGGCTGGTAGATACAGCACTGCCAGCAATTGGGCACTTCTTCAGCTGGCTCACCCAGGACTCCAGTGCCGCCTTCACGGCGATCGGTACCCACATCCAGACTGCCCTGGCCAACTTCCAAACGTTCCTGGTGCAGGGTGTGGCCCGATTCGTTGACACTGTCCAGACACGCTTCGGGGACGTGGTCACCTTCGTCAAAGGTATCCCCGGCAAGATCACCGCAGCGATAGGGAACCTGGGCACCCTACTGCTCAGTGCTGGTCGCAACCTGATCTCCGGTCTCATCCAGGGCATCAAAGATTCCTTGCCAGGACTGGGCAGTTTCCTCAGTGGCGTGGGTGCATTCATCGCTGCCCACAAAGGACCCGAGGAGAAGGACCTGAAGCTGCTGGTGCCCGCCGGTAAAGACATCATGACGGGTCTGCAGGCAGGTATGGCCGCTGGTGCTGGTGACATCAAGACATTCCTGGATGACTTCACCACCGACCTAGGCGGTGTCGGAGTCAACCAGAACTCCACGCACATCCTGTTCGGAGCCAACGCATTTCAGCTCAACTTCCAAGGTGCGCTACCAACGGCAAGCCAGGCTATGGCTATCGGGCAGGCAGTGGGAACGGGTGTCAACAGTCAACTGGCAGCACGGGATACACGACTCGCAGTGAGGACTCTGTAGATGGGCGTATACAACCCGAACAAGCCGTATGTTCTCGGCAACGAATGGGTGCCCATCCGAGAGGTGGACATCCAGTTCAACCAGTTGCTCGATGACGTCGAGTACGGCCAACGGTTCACCACCAGCGGGTCCTCGCTGTCGCTGACTGAAGGACGTTTCTACGTCAACGAGTTCCCTGAGTCGTTCTTCCGCAACCAGTGCATGTCCATAGCTGTGTATCCAGCCGGCAAGGAAGACAAGTCCGGGCCGATCAACAGTGTCGTCATCCCCTGTAGCTCAGGAAACTTCAGCGGTACGGGAATCAGCTTCACCAACGCTGCCTCGGTGGGGCAGGCGCTGTTCAACCCTTCCGACAACCGGTTCATCCGCATCGCGATGGGCAACGGCAACCAGGGTGACATCGGATTGTTTTTCGATGTGATTTCGTACGCTCCCCTGTTGACCAACAAGCGCATCCTCGGTGTCAACTTCCTGTACGCAGCCGAAGAGATCACTGCCCCCACGTCTGATGATGGCCAGAAGTCGGGTATGCAGCTGTCCCTGAACAACTCAGGTGGCAGCACGATCTACAACTACCCAGCTATCTACACCGGCACCAACCCCACGTTCACGTCAGTGAGTCCATTCCAACCTGGTGTCATCAACCGGATCGCGCTCGGCAACACCAATGGCTTCTTCAACCCCACCAGCGGTGTCGCCGCCATCCAGGCCATGCCGTGGACGTACACAAGCCTGACCCGACTGGATCCCACCTTCGTTGGTGCGTTCATCGAGACACACCTGTTCTCCCCTGCGCTTGCTGGTGCCGGACCGGTCATCTCTCTGGACTACGCGGCCCTGGAAGTTGTGTACTGCGAGGAACAACGCATCGCAGTTGGCACCACCCTGTATGGAACGTCGAACCTGAACGCTGTCTACACCATCGGCGCCAACGTGGTGACACTGTTCGACTTGGCAGGTAGCCCCAACCCAGTCCTCGCCGCGAACACTGAATACACCGTGACAGTGTCCGAAGCCAACATGGGTGACTCGTCACTGTCGTTCACAGTCAACCGCATCGGTCCGCAGCCGAAACTGAATGCCCTGCGGCAACTGGACTCGATCCCAGACAACGTGGCGATCCAGCTGAACAAGCCAACGCCTCCCACTCCGTTGATCGATGGCCAGGTCTTCACAGAAACTGAATCGGACGTCAACGTCCAGCTGTCCTTGCATCACACGGGCGGAGTGGTGGACGAGGTCAACGTCTACGGTCGCCAGTCCGTGGCACAGGTCTACAGCAACGGACTCGGTACGTGGGCATCGCAGGTCATCAAAGATGACACCACTTCCACCGCCTCGTACACGCAGGCACGGATCTACGCGCGCCGGTTCGGCAACACGACTGGCCCGCTGGTGGTCAACCTGATCACCAGTCCAGACCAGCAGGGCCTGATCTATCCTGTCGACTTCGATGCGCTTCCTGAGCTGGTGGACGGCTGGAAAGAAGTCACGCTACGACTCCACAATCCCATCACCATGGGTGGCGGGACTGGTCCCAAGTCCTTTGAGATCGTTGACCAAATCGGCGACAACAAAGGCGATCGCTGGGAAGTGTTGGGCGCCACGGCACCAGCACTGTCGGGTCGTCCAAACACTTCGTTCACTCTCGCCACCACCCAGCTGTCGTCGGCTACCTACGGCACGCCAACGTCTGGTGCCAGCATCCTGGAATCGTGGATGCCTCAGTACGCACCACCGGTCACTGCTAAGGCTGACGATCCCACCTCGGACATGGTTCTCATGTTCAGCACGGATGCGCCTGCACCGTCAGGGTTCGCAGTTGTCCAACTGAGTCAGGCGCTGTCGGGGATCGGGTTGAACTGTGGCATCGCACCCCAGTTCATTCCTACTGCCCTGACGTACAACCAACTGACCTGGACGATGGACTATGGCGCGCAAGCCTGGGACAACTTCACCAGAACTGTTGCCAGCGGCTGGGGCACTGCGACTGATGGCCAGGCGTGGAGTGTTACTGGTGGGTCAGCCTCAGACTTCTCTGTCTCCAACGGCGCTGGCAACATCCTGTTGTCCACTGCAGGTGCGTACCGCATCGGACGCCTTGGCACTTCCGCAGACGTGATGAAAGACGTCAACGGGTACGTGGAGATCTGGTCCAACAGTCCAGCTTCAGGCGCAGACCACTGGGGTGCGCTGACGCTGCGAGACGACGGCTCCAACAACCACCTGTATGCAGAGGTCAACTTCCAAACTGACCACACTGTCCGCCTCATCCTGTCGTCTGTTGTCTCGGGCGTACACACCGTGCTGGGAACGTTCGGCATCACCGACGTCTACATACCTGGGACGCGGATCAAGCTGAGAGTCCAGGCCAGGGGCACCAACTTCAAGGGGAAAGCTTGGGTTGCCGGCGACGAGGAACCCGAGGACTGGTTGCTAGAAGTTGCCACTGGACAGAATCCGCAAGCCGGTCGAGTCGGGTTCCGTGCTATCGCTGGGGCGCCTTCGCCGCCAGTAACGGTCAGCTACGACAACCTGCTCGTGGCCGCGATCGCCACTGGGTACACAGAGATCCAACGCATGGACACTGTGGACTCGACGTGGCAGACCATCATGTCCAGCTCCGCGAACTACCTGCCTGTCTTCAATGACTACGAGGCGCGGGTGGGGATCCTCACCAGCTACCGGATCCGTAACGGGAACATCAACAACTTCCCTGGTCCGTGGTCGGCGACAATTACCACCACTATCCCGGCTCCTGGGGTTACGGCTGCTGGACTCACGGCCACTGACCATGTGTGGATCTTCACCTCCAACGAAGACCAGACTGGTGCGAAGAACCTGGCTTATGCGCTGGCATGGGAAGGTGAAGTGTCCGAAGACTTCAACTTCCCAGAGTCTGCGGGCCAGGTCATTCAGACCATGTACAACCGCGACTACGTCACAGTGTTCCGCCCGCTGGAGCGGGGTGGTACCAACTTCACTCGCAACGTCCTAGTCCAGGCTGCAGCTATCGCACCAGAGACGCTGGAAGACTTCACCTCCTTGCGTGACATGGCCTGGGCCACGGTCCCGTACATCTGCCTGCGAGATGAAGACGGCAACCGTTGGTTCAGCAACGTGTCGGTGACTGCTTCAGTGGTACTGCGCGACCGACGCCTGTACATGGCCCCAGTGAACGTGGTTGAGGTTACCGACACTCCGTCTCCTGTGGACATCGCATGGTCCTAACCACCCTGCCGTTCGACCCGCTGCTGGACCTGCCCCCGTGGGTGGGCCAGCGGGCGGCAACGTTTCGGTTCGGGCTGTTCAACGGTGTCACTGGTGAGGTGTTGCCTGACCTGACCCCGATCCGTGGTGCGTCCCTGTCTCATGACACGACTCGGACAATCAAACGTCAGCTGCAGTTGAGCCTGGGGTCCGAAGACACAGCCAGGGTGAACCCGATCAGCGACCGGGTGCAGCCCTTCATGGTGTTCCCCAACGGCCAGGAGTACCCGCTGGGTACGTTCATCTTCACGGACTCTTCCCGACAGGTGTACACCTCAGGGAAGCTGTCGGATGTTGCCCTCAACGATCAGATGTTCCTCGTCGATCAGGGCATCCCCAAAGGCATCGGCGGCAGTGCCGTGGGTGCCGGCGTCAACGGGCTCATCGAGCTGGCCTTGGCGGGTCTACCGATCCAGTTTGAGATGGAGGCGACACCGTTCGCCTCCACGCAGGCGTGGAGTATCGGCACTGACCGTGGCTCCATCCTCGAAGCCCTGGCAGTCTCCGGTGACTTCTTCAGTCCCTGGTTCGGCAACGACTCGAAGCTGCACTTCATCCGATCGTTTGATCCGGCGACTCGCATTTGCGACTTTGACTGGGATGCCGGCAACCAGGTTCTGCGGGCTGGGATTGTCGAGACCGACAACCTGCTGACGGCACCGAACCGGTTCGTTGTCATCTCCAACGCGGCAACAGAGTCAACCGTCCCGGCCGTGGGCATGGCTGAGGTCCCCAGCACTGCCCCCCACTCAGCCGCCAACCGTGGTTTCGAGATCCTGAGCGTCACCAACCTTCAGGTTCATGACAGCTCGCAGGCTGCAGCGGTGGCCTTCAACCTGCTGAACCGACAGACAGTGTTCGAGACGGTGACGCTGTCGACTGCCCCTGACCCGCGCCATGACTCGTACAACGTCATCAACTGGCAGGGCGACAAGTGGCTGGAGCTGGCTTGGTCTATGGCGCTTGTGGAGGGAGGGGCGATGAATCATTCGCTGCGTAAGGCGTATGCACCGTGACGGATCAAGGTTGGGTTGAAGCCCCTGAGCTGATTGGTATAGGCGCACAGTCCATTGTGGACCGTGCCCAGGCGTTGGGTCTCACGTGGCAACTGCGGCCAGTCACTGTGGTAGGTACGCAGCCACCGGTGACTGCTGTCTACGATGGCGACAATGCCGTGTTGCCGTTCGTGAACTTGACCGGTATGCACATGGCCACTGGAACCCGGGCCATGGGGATGGTGGTGCCGCCGGCAGGTAACTACATCATTGGCTTCCTTGACCCAGGCCGTCACGCACCCAACTGTGCTGGCCTCAACGTCCTATCCGCAGGCACGGACAACCTGCTCTCCACCAGCTATGTCAACATCGCCGGTGGTGGTGTCACCTCATTCAGTTTCACGAAGGAAGCTGTAGAGACCCGCATCAAAATCGACATGTCCGTGACGGCTCAGTCCTTCACCACCAATGCAGTGGTGACGTTCGGGGTGTCAATCAACTCGGTCTCCTACGACATATTCCAGAACTACTACCCTGTACTCACCCGCCTTCCCGGCTCAGGTTCAAACATCATCACCACCAACCTGAGCCGTGGCACGTACACCATCCAAACCCAGTGGAAGCTGCGCGCAGCGGCTACGGTGTCACGGTTTGCTAATGACGACTTCATGTCCTGTATTGCCACCGAGGTGCGGGCATGAGAATCTACGTACTTCCTGCTGACCTTCACGGTTGTGGTCACTACCGGCTCATCTGGCCTGCGCAGGTCTTGCAGAAGATGGGCATGGACATCACGATCCTGCCACCGGCCCAGGAGTCTGGGCTCAAGGCAGTGACGAAGACGCTGCCGGACGGGAGCAAGGAAGTAGTCCAGGTTGGCATTCCGGATGATGCCGACATCCTTGTGGTACAACGACCTGCGCACCCCATCCAGATTCAGATGATCGACATTATCCGGTCCAACGGTGTCGCTGTTGTCATCGATATGGACGATGACATGTCCTCGATCCACCCTGGCAACATCGCCTTCCACCAGTACCGGCACACCAACCGACAGACTCCACTGTCGTGGCGCTATGCCACGGAGTGCTGCAAACGGGCCACCATGGTCACCACATCCACGCAGGCGCTACAGAAGGTGTACGCAAAGCACGGGCGTGGAGTTGTCATCGACAACTACGTACCTGAGAAGACGCTTAGCTACGCTGGGCGGCCTGCGGGTGGGTTCGGGTGGGCTGGTACTACCCTGACCCACCCCGCTGACTTGACAGTCGTCGGTGACGCTGTAAAGCGTCTCCACGACGAAGGGTTCAGTTGCAAAGTTATCGGCGGAAAGTCCCGCGCACACGAACATCTGCGCATCAACCCTGACGATCTGTACACAGGGTCCGTAGACCTGGACAAATGGATCGAAGTCCTAGCTGGTGCCTATCAGGTAGGAATGATCCCTTTGGAGTCGTCTTCGTTTAATAAGTCCAAGTCCCGACTCAAGGGCATCGAACACATGGCTGCTGGCATACCGTGGGTTGCTTCACCCAGGGAGGAGTACCGTAAATTGCAGCGAGCCTCAGGCTGTGGACTGCTCGCGGACACCCCCAAAGAGTGGTACACCCAGCTCAAACTGATGCTCACCGACGATGTGCTACGTAAAGAGCACGCCGAGATGGGACGGGAGTACATGAAAGACCAAACTATCCAGGCCAACGCATGGCGTTGGGCTGAAGCCTGGGAGCAGGCACTGAAGATCGAGCGTGGATGATGGCTGCCGGGGACTGGCACTCCTTCGCCGATGGGTACAGCTACCGCGAAACCATCTTCGGTCCGTTCATGGCGGACAAATGCGTCGATTGCGGGAACGTTGTGTACTCAGTACAGGCAACCGGACGCATCGGGGCAGGTGGCCTGGAAGAGGACAACTCTCCAGTTCCGGCCCGCTGCTCCACCTGTGGCCGTAAGCATCACGGATTGCCACCGTTCTGATGAGACTGGCAGTGATCCCCAGCAACGGCCGAGCTTGTTTGGCTGACTGCGTCCACGCGATCGCGGACCAGGTCGACCGCGTCATCATCATCAACACTGGTGAAGCGCGATGGGTCCACGGTCCCACCATCTACCACCATGCCGACGTCCTGGGGCAGGTGAACATCTCCAGCTGGTGGAACCAGGGCCTGGATATTGCAGCCAAGATGGCTGAGGTCGACGGTGAAACTGAGTGGGATGTCGCAGTCCTCAACGACGACGCGATCGTGCCACCTGGCTGGATGCAGGCAGTACAGGGCGCCATGATCCGTGGCCAGGCTGTAGCCGGCTGCTCGGGCAACCATGACGTGGTGCTGCGCTCCGCTGAGGCGGTCCCGTTGGACATGCGGATGCAGGGTTTCGCGTTCGTGCTGAACGGTGAGCGCGGCGTCCGGGCTAATGAAAATTTGCACTGGTACTTCACAGATGATCATATTGATTGGGAGTCACGTAAGGCTGGAGGGATGGCGATGGTGAGCGGCTGGCCGGTTGACCACCTGTACCCCAACGGCCAACTGTCTCCTGAACTTCACGAACAAATTGCCCGAGATGCCCAGACATTTGTGGACATACACGGAAGGCGCCCCTGGTGAGAGAACTGCAAGAACAGCCACATCTGCACACATTTCTCCGCAAAGTCCACGACATTGTCAAGCCGCACACGTATCTGGAGGTGGGAGTACAGCACGGGACCAGCCTGAAGCTGGCTCATGCCGCCAACCGTGCCTACGGCATCGACCCTGAACCGTTGACCGAAATGACCGGCAATCAGTTCATCTATCGGATGAAGTCCGATGACTTCTTCGATGCGGTGCACCCTGTGACCACCATCGACCTGGCGTTTATCGACGGGTTGCATCACTATGAGCAGGCTTTGCGTGACTTCCTGAACATTGAGCGGTTCTGTCACAAGAAGTCTGTTGTCATCTTCGATGACGTCCTTCCACGCAACCAGGAGGAAGCCGCCCGGGTCCAATGTCCCGGCGACTGGACCGGTGATGTCTGGAAGGTGTACGAGATCCTGAAGGAGTGCCGTTCCGACCTGAGTATCCGCCTGGTGGACACGTCACCCACAGGAACCCTGATAGTGACGCACTTCGGGTACGCAGCGCCGAAGTGGGGGATGCAGCGACTACAGCGGGCAGCCTCAGCTCGGGGCCAGGATGATCTGCCAGTACCCGCCGAGATCTTGAACCGTGTCCAGGCGGATAGTGCTTGGAGAGCGCTCGACTATCTGAAGGGAATGTTCAATGATCCCGACGTCTGAAAGCTGGGTCCGGTCATCGTTCTGCGACACCGGTAACTGCGTGGAAGTGCAGCACGAAGATGGGTACTTCCACCTGCGTAGCAATGTCAACGGTTCCGCGTCCCCGGCGCTGGCGTTCACGCCTGTGGAATGGGCAGCGTTCGTTGCTGGGGTGAAGGCTGGAGAATTCGACCTGTGAAAATCGCTATCACTGGTGGTGGTGGGTTCCTCGGAACCCACGCCATTGAATATGCCCGCAGTCAAGGACATGACGCCTGGGCGTTCGACCGCAGCAACGGTGAAGACATCCTCGGTGACCTCGATGGCCTGGAAGGGGCGGACACTGTCATCCACCTGGCTGGCGTCTTGGGAACGGCTGAGCTGTTCGAGTATCCAGAGGCGGCTGTTGAAGCGAATGTCGTTGGCACGCTTCGGATCCTCCAGTGGTGCCGAAGCCATGACGCCGGGTACGTGGGCATCACTATGCCTGACTCTTCATGGGCGAACGTGTATCAGGCCACGAAGCTCTGTGCCATGCGTCTTGCGACAGCGTGGCACCGTAACTATGGCATCCCGGTGTCCCACGTGCGAGCCTTCAACGCCTACGGTGAAGGTCAGAAGTTTGGGGTAGGCCATCCACAGAAGTTCATCCCCACGTTCGCGACGCTCGGCTACGAAGGTATCCCCCTCCCCATTTGGGGTTCAGGTCACCAGACAGTCGACCCGGTTGACGCGAAAGATGTGGCGCGAATGGTTGTTGATGCTGCGCGTTTTGGAGACGATGAAATCTTTGACGCCGGCACTGGAGAGGCTGTCTCTATCCTTGCCATCGCTGGCTTCGTCAATGGCGTCACTGCCAACAACGCTGGAGTCAGCTTCCTGCCCATGCGACCAGGTGAGACGCCCGATACACGCATCGTGGCCCGAGGTGAAGGCTGGAAGAAGCTCGGCTGGAAGCCAGAGCTGAACTGGAACCGCATCAAGGAAGTTGTTGAGTCGTACAAGCCATGAAACTGGCCCTGTACACCGCGATCTACGGTGGTTACGAGACAGCGAAGCCGGTACCCCAGAACCTAGGGGTGCCGGCCATCTTGTACACCGACAACCCGAATATCTACGCGCCTGGTTGGGAAGTCAGGGTCGTACGCCACGGCATCACCAGCCTCAAGGGCGACCTGAGCATTGTTGCCCCGATGCTCGCGCACAAGTTCTGGAAGTGTCACCCGCACCTTGCCGTCCCAGACGCGGATATCACTATGTGGGTTGACGGGAGCATGGAGATAGTGGTCGATGATTATGTCGACCGGTGTCTCGCCAGCCTCAATGAGGACGAGTGGTCCTGTGTGCGCCACCCAGTCCGATCCTGCATTTTCCCAGAGGGTGAGTACTCCGCCACACTCACATGGCGCTATGACGCTGCCTCCATCTTGGAGCAGATTGAGTTCTACCGGACCATAGGCCACCGACCGGGGTTCGGTCTCATCGCAACAGGCGCAAACGTTCGACGTCATACCGACCAGGCTATCGAGATCGGGGAGCAGTGGTGGCACGAGTGCATCACCCGCTCCCACCAGGACCAGCTATCCCTGCCGGTCCTGTTCGGACTTCATCCAGGCTTCCGGTGGAACATGAACCTGTCCTGGCACACAGATTGGATACTGCACCCGCATGGCTGAAGACATGAACCCACAGTTCGAAGAGGACCAGGAAGACCCGAAGCCAAAGCCACTGAGCTTGGCATGGAGACTGGCGAAGATCGCGGCCGGCGACAAGTACATGATCCTGGCCGCCAACATGCTGGAGGAAGGTCGGGCCGGTGAGACTACCGACGAAGAACTTCTAGGCATCAACCAGATGGTGCAGACGGCAGTCATGATGGCGCAGGCTAACTACATGGCCGCGAACATCCGCGTCTCCGAGGCGCCTAAACAGACCCCTGGTCCGGCAATTACTCGTACCCATCCATCAATAGGCATGTTCGGAGAATCCGGTCGATGAACGAGCTGCCGAACGATTTCTTTGAAGACGATGAACCTATCGAAGACGTGGTTGCAGCCTGGGAAGCTGCCGAAAAACAGCCACCTATCGTGCGACATGGCATAGGAGGCAAGCGAGACCTTCTCAGTAACGCCTGGATACAGAGCCGCATCCTCCTTGGTGATCGCTGTATCGCCAGGGCCATGGAAGCACTGCAGGATTACAACGCCCGCCGACAAGCTGACAACCTTTCTATGGACGAGTTCTTCCATATGGATTTCGGGATCAGCAAGATGCTTGAACTTGCTCAACTGCATTACCTAGCGGCCAGCATCCAGCGTCCCGAAGAGGAAAAAGAACAAGACTGGGTACAACTACCTGGCTGGGCTGACCTAGATAAGCCGGCTAATGAGTGATCTACGTCCAGGGGTCACGGTCCTCATAGCTGCGCACCCAGCTCGCTTCGGTAACGGTCTCCTGGCACGGGCATTTGCCTCCGTGGTTGCACAGACTCAGGTACCAGAAGCGATCGTGGTGGTTAACGATAGTGAACGCCGAGGTGCCGGCTGGACACGCCAAACCCTGCTCCGCAACGTGGACACAGAGTGGATCGCATGGCTCGACTCCGACGACACGTGGGAACCGGAACACCTGGAAAAGCTCCTCAAGGTAGCAGTCGAGACAGACAGTGTGTTTGTGTTCTCCTGGTTCCACGGGACTGATCCTCTCGGTCACTTCGGCCTGCCGTTCAATCCGTGCACTCCCCATCACACCACCATGAACGTGTTGGTACGCACGGACATTGCGCAGGAGGTGGGGTTCCCTGATTCCGATACGGGACCGTTCAGCAATGAGGACTGGGCGTTCATCACGGGTGTAGCCAAGCTTGCCTGCGAGCGCGGATTGAACATGACCCACCTTGCAGAACGAACATGGACATACCACCAGGAAGGCCAGAACAGCTCCGGGCTGCCAGGCAGAGGCGACGCATAGTCTGCACCAAAATCGGGCATACTACCTGGTATGGCACGTTGGACCGATATAGCTGAGTGGCGTGGTCCCACCAAGAACCAGGGTGGGGCCATGACCGCGCAGCGCGGCATGGTCATTCACATTGCCGAGGGCTACTACGAGGGCACCATCTCTTGGCAGAAGACAGCTTCTGGCAACGATGCGGTGTCCTCTCACTTTGTCATTGGCGGCCCCAGTGACGCTGCCGGGGTCGATGGTCGCATCGGTCAGGTCGTCGACACTGAAGTCACGGCGTGGACTCAGCGGGCGGGCAACGGATCCTGGATCTCGGCTGAGTTCTCCGGCTTCACCCCGCATGCCCTGAGTCCCGCTCAGGTTGAATCTGCGGCCCGTCTGTACGCCAAGGGTATGAAGGTGTACGGGTGGCGTCCGCAGCTGGCAAACAAGCCCACAGACTTCGGACTGGGGCACCACTCCATGGGGACAGCTGGACATGACAACCCGACAGACACCTGGACCGGCGCCACGTGGGGGCACGAAGACTGCCCCGGCCCCGCGATCTACGCCCAGAAGCCAGCCATCCTGGCAAGGGCTATTCAAATCTTCAACGGAACCACCACAGGAGGAAGCACCGTGCCACGAATCTTCAACTGGGGAGGCAAAGTCTGGGTCAGTGACGGAGCAACCCGGCGCTGGATCCCCAACGACGCAGCCGCGAAGAAACTCTTCACCGCCTTCCCGGGAACGAACTACATCACCGTCGACGAGGTCTATGCCACGTGGTCCTCGGCCGACCTGGACGCCGTTTTCGGACCCGATGTAGCCACCCTCGGTGGCGGTGGGTCTGGCCCTGTAGCAATCGGTACAAAATTCTCGGCTCAAGTCACCGGCTAAAGATCCACTCTGGCACACTAAAGGTGTGACGTTTCTATGTCTTCTGTCGCAACGGCCGACGAGATGAAGAACCCAACAGGCGCGCAGGTTTGCCTGATCCTGGGACTCGCACTCATCCTCGCTGCAAGCGTGGTCGGTCTAGCGGCAATGGACAAAGACGTCGGCTCCATCTTCGCCGCCGTGGGAGCTGTGCTCATCACAGTGGCTGGTGCATTCGGGTGGGCGAAAGCAACAGCGATCCAGAAAGACGTCAACCACGTCAAAGAACTATCCAACGGACGCATCACCGACCTGATGGAAAGCAACAAGCAACTGCAGGACAAGGTAACCGCGATGGCGATGATGATGGTGCCACCGAAGCAGGACGAAGACGCGAAGTGACTTGTACCAGAAGGTACACATTCACCTTTGACCGCGATGATGGCCATGAGCATGTCCACGACAAACTGGTCGAAGCGTGCGAAACGTACTGGTGGTATGACGAACCGGACGTCAGCGGGGAGCAGCTCACGGTCAGCTTCCTCGTCACTGGCCGGGACCAATGGTGGGCTCACAGCCGAGCCATGAAGCTCATCATCGACGCCACCTGGGCACTGAAGCCTGCCGACATCCCGGTACCTGTCTGGGACAACCTGCCCCCACACATGAACAGAGGCAGCTACCGGCGGGGATAGCTGCCTCTGTCGTCGCTTGTCCAGGAGTTGAACCTGGCCTTCAGGGCTATGAACCCTGCGTGCGCCGTACACCAACGCGCGTCTGGATGCCTATGCTACGTCGCGGAAGACTTCCTGACGAGAAAACTCCCCCTTGACGATGACGCGAGGCAGTTCCCCGATGTGCCACCACTGATCACAACGGAACGCTGACTTATGCTCCGCGTGGTGTTGGCGCGCTGCCCCCCTGGCGATCTTCCGGGTGGCGTAGTAGTGCTTCTGGTGGGTCTCACACCAGCCCGCCGACCGCCAGTTCTTATTTTTCATGAGCCATCTCCGTCAGAAGCGTCTCCGCGTCGAGGACACAGTCTTCGCCAGTGAGGCCGGAGCCTCGTCCACTCCATGTTCCTTGACCCATGACGCAATGCGTTGCATGTTGGCCGAGGTGGTGGCCGGTGTCGCGGCGATCGCCAGTGGGGTTTGGTTGCGGTCCCGCTTGGGCTTGTAGCGCCGAAGTCGGATGTCATCTCCCGTAACGTCTGCCAGTGACTGGCAAAAGTCATCTGCTTCCAGGAGGGCTTCCTCCTGGCGCCGGGACAGCCGGTCACGTAGCGACCGTACCCACGTGAACAGGCTCCGTACAGTGAACGCAGGCTCGGCTTCGAACCGTCGCAGCAGGTACCCGAATGTGCCAGCCGCAGCGCCTACGAAGGCGAGCGAGAAGACGTATGCGGTCACGCTGATCAAGGTAAGTCTCCTAGCTCAGGCACACGCAGAAGCACTCTTCGCAAGCGCTCCCACTGGTGTGACTCCAGGGTGACCGTTGCGTAGCTGGGCTTGGGCCACAGCTCTGTCACCAGTTCGAGCGCGTCTGCTGCCATGGTCACAGCGAATGCCTTGCGCTCCGTTGCACTCTTCATCGCACTTCTTTCGTGTTGCTGGCGGCAATGGGATCGTTGGCACGGGTAACGACGGCGGGGTTGAGCACGATCGTTCCGTCTGGTTTCAGTTCGACGAAATACCAGTCGTATTCGGCAAGCTTGCCGAGACTGACGCGGCGACGACTGTCAACCGACAGCAGAGTGTGTGTCACTTCCGTGCCCGTCGACGGCCCGTTGCCGGGTTGTTGAGGAAATCTTGGACAGCTTCGTACAGGACACTTGCAGCTTCGAACCGAGTCTGATCGGCACGATCAGCAAGCTCGTCGGCAGCCTTTAAGCCTTGGTACAGCCTGCGGACTCGGAGATATTCGTAGACCAGACCGGCCACGCGGTGATCGTCAGGGTTGTCTATGACCTTGACAACGTACTGGTCAGGCATGGCCTCAAGGTTGTAGCCGTCTGCGGTATCCCACTCGGCCCACGGGTCGTTCTCTGTTGCTGATGTCATCACGCCCCCAATTGTAGGAGTTCACCCCCCAGGGAGGGGGGTAGAACCAACGGTAGCACCGGTTCGATGATGATGACCGCTCCTGAACGGTCCAGGGCAAGGACATCCTCGTTCTCGTACGTCTTCCGGGCGACGAGTTCCACGATCAAACAGTCATCACGGATAACACCTGCCGTTTTCAGGGCATCTTCCGTGGAACGCACAATTTTAGACAAATCTGGAGATACTGATGGATGCGAACGCTTCGATCTCTTGACCGACTTGGGTCGCAGGAAGGTGAACACCATGGTGGCTGACAGTGGACCGTCAAGGGGAGCTGGTCGCCCGATGCGATCCAGCTCCCCTTCAGCAGCAACGACTACGTCATTGCGCCACGGCACCACTTTGCTGCTGTTCTCCAGCATGATCGACTTGCCTGCCGAGTTGCGGCCCATAAACTTCTTGCTGCCCTGTGGCCCCGGCAGCCCATATACGATGATCCTCACGGGCCTGATCGTACGGGCATGATCCGTGATCCGGGCTCACGCAAGGATTGTAGGCGTCGCAGTACCCGTGTTCCTGCTGCATACAGCTCTCGTAGAACTCGTTCTGGCAGGTCTGGCACATGCCAGTGATCAGGTACTCACGGTAACTGTCCCTGTCCGCGAACAGCCGCACCGGTTTCCCGCAGCCGAGCGGTCGACTGATACAGAGGTTAGCCTTGATCGCGTCCTCGCGACCGCCAGCGTTACCGAGAGCGGACTTGTAGGGAATCCCCATCAGAGGTCAGCCAGGCTCTTGAAGCTGCGCACCCGGTACTTCTCTGCGATGTCAGCGTGTGCGGCCTCAAAGTCGCTCATGACGAACACCGGCTCGGTCACATACTTCACGAAGTGTTCGGTGAGATCGGGCCAGTCCTTGCGTAGCTGGGTGGTGTTGAAGCGTTCCTCCGGCCGGTACGTGACGAGCTTGTACCCGTTGATGGTGCCGGCGTAGGCGTCGCCTAGTTCGGCTACCAGCTGGGCTTTGAGCCGGTCAGCTTCCTTCTTCCACAGTGCCGCGTTCTCTTTCGCCTCAAGGTACTTGGCGTGGAGTGTGGGGTTGATCGCCACTGTGGGTTCATCGGCGTGTGGGTCGATCTTCACGTTGATCCTTTGTGGATAGTCGGGGCAGTGAAGGATGGAGCAGCGTTGAAGAGTCGCGGTGTGAGATGTGGAGTCGCGGTGTGAGATGTGGAGACGGGGTGATGATGAGTCGAAACAGTCCCCCTGGCTTCGCACACCAGAGGGACTGTTGATGGATCAGATACCCGACGTGCTGTCGTCGCCGCCTTCACCATCAGGCTGTCCGTAGAAACCAGTCATGTTCGCACCTCCCTTACTCTGGTCGGGGAGCGTCCTCGAAGTCATCGAGATCAGGTGCAACGAGATGCCCTTCGGAGAACGCTTCAGCGGTCTCGATCAGCTTAAGGACCTTCTCCTCCAACTCCGCGCGGAACACGTAACCTGCGATGGCCACGGCACCGGCGCCGAGCACGAGTGCGGTCAGTTTCTTCATCAGTAGACTCCGTAAACGTTGGCGATGACCTGCGCTTGTTCTCGGGCTTCGCCCCAAGTGCTGCCACCATCCTGTATATGCTGGGCGACCTGCAGGACTGCACGCTCGGGGTAGTCCCAGTGCAGCAGTTCGAATGTCACGTTGTTGGCTGACGTTCCTTCATGAGCTTTTAGCTCGTCCAGGCTCAACAGATTCAGGCGGAACAGAACCTGGCCGGCGATACATTCAGGCCCAACAGCTTCGCCGTTGATGTCTCGTTCGACGTAGTGGCATTCGGACGTGTGGCTGGGGCCATACTCCGACACCAGCCGGTCAAGGCAGAGCATGATGTCGACGATCCGTTGACGTGACACAGAGTTATTGGGCAGCGCCAGTGCCGGTGTAGCCTCAGGCAATGTCAGCACCCCAAACACGGGCGACAGTCTTCGCCTCTGCCAGCGCTTCGCCCCATGTGCCTCCCTTGTCCTGAACGACTTGGGCCACGCGAAGAACATTTGTAGCAGCATCTCCCAGGTTTGATACCACAGGGGCAACGACGCTCACGCTGGAACCTTCGTACGAGGCCAGCTTTTCGATACTGACACCCATCCGCGCGAGCACTTTGCCGGCGATGCAGTCGGGTTCCCCGTTCCAGACGTATACACATACTGGAGCAAATGGATCGGGTCCGTTCAGTTGGCGACGCTGGTAGACGTAGTCGGCGCCGTACTCGGCGACGATGTTTTCCAGGTGTCCCACCACTTCTACGACCTGGTGGATCTGGCTTTGTGAAATTGGCACAGGTTTCCTAACTTCGTGGTTGTGTGGAGTACACGTCCTGAATGATCTGAATGACCCGGTCTCGGCTGATGTGTCCGGCCATGTTGGGCAGTGCACGGACGCGGTTCATGATCCCGAGGATTCGGGTGCCATGGATCCGGTTGGCCTGCTCCAAGAGGGCTGGTGCCTGCGCGAGCGCGAACTGTGCCGCTGCCTGCTGCACCTGGGTCACGAATGCCCGTGCTTCGAGGGTGGTGAGACCGGTTGCGGCGAAGATGGCTCCTAGCTCGACCATGTCTTCCTGGTTGAACTGGGTCACCTGTCGCTGCACTTCAAGATCAGTCACGTTGTTTCCTCCTTAGGTACTTCATTCATACCCCAGGGAGGGGAGGGGTGGCAACATCGAACACGAGTCATGTAGTCGGTATGTTCATGATCGACGTTTTCTAGAAAAGAGGCTCCTGACCTTCCAAAACCTCAGGTTTCGGCACCCTCCCATGCCTACCCACACATTTGGGACACAGCACGTATGTCACGTTTATGCCACCATGCGTGGACCCGTGGAAAATGTGCCAGCCGCCGGCACGGGCTCGGGCGATGGTGCGGTCATCGTCGCCCTGGTCTGTGACCACTCCACGGCAATCCGTGAAGTGGTCACAGCGCAGGTCACTCACTGCTTAGGCTTCCGATGCTGACAGTCGCACCAGGTACCACCACGGCAGCCTTCGTGGCTGCTATTCCCGCTGCATTTCTCGCAAACGAACCCGGCGATGGAGTACTTCACCAGCGAACCCTTCTCCGTAGTCGTCACAGAGACGAGTGTAGAGACGGAGGTCTTCACAGTCCTCGCAGTGACAGGTTTTGTACGCCCACACCAGGTAGCCGGTGAAAAAGGTGCCGATGACAACGATCTTGCGACCGTATTCGTCGTCGGCGAAAAAGGGCCAGCCCGTCATGTTCCAGAAGCCTGGCCGCCACTCTAGCGGGGAGTAGTACTGGAAACGTCCAGGTTCCTTACTCATCATCCTCCGTATCTCCTGCTGCTTCCTTGGCCTTCTTCATCGCGATCTGCGTCGGCTGCTTCGCGATCTGCTCCCACCGCGTCACCGCGTACGTGCCGTACCCCTGCGACCGGGACGCACCCAGGCCCTGCAGCTCGCCAGAAGTCCAGAGCATGGCCCAGTCCTTCGTAGTGAACGGGTGGTCGGTGATGACGGTGAAGTCGACGTAGCAGTTGCTGACGTACTCCTGGTACTGGATCGATGATCCCCGGTGCGTGTGCACGAACTGCTGCAACACGTCGGTAGCCGCCAGAACTGGCTCGGGTTCACCGTTGTCGCCGTGACGCCACAGTGGGACGGTCTCCTCCAGCACGAACACGTGCTCAGGGAAGAAACCCTTCAACCACTTGCGGGTTTTGCCCCAGCCGGTCATTTCGATCTTCCCGGCGGCGACAGCGCAGGACGCTGCTTCCTTCATCGCGGCCTTCACCTGCCGACCTTCGATGAACAGCTGACCCGTCTCGGGGATGCGCTTGAACCCGTTGAGGTTCTTCATGTCGTTGACAACGCTGGCCGCTTCATCAGCGGAGATGTTGCGCTCCACCATGACTTCGGCGACCATTTCGCGGATCCGGTCATCCGGTTCCTGAAGCTTGGACTTCAGCCAGCCGGTGGCGACTTTCGAATCGGAGGGGGTTCCGCCGACGAGGGTTTTCAGTTCCAGGCGGGCCAGGAAATGGTTGCCGAAGGACTGCTTGTCGTACTTCGCGAAGACGCGGTCACTCATGTGAATCCTTTGTGTTGTAAGGGTTGTCGGGCGCGATGTGCGCAGGATTGGGCTGTCGGATGCGAGAGGAAGTAGCGCGGAACGGGGTGTCGGGCCCGAGTAGAGGTGAACTGGCTTGGGGCACGATGGCAAGTCAGTCGGGTGGCGGCCGGACGCGGGTTGTCGGCGTCGGACAGAGTTGTCTTGGGGATGAGAAGTCGGCACGGGGATGATTCGGATACGGCTTGGCGTGTCGGTGAAGGGAAGGGCCGATGTGTGGTGGTACGGAATGTCGGTTTGGTTGGTTCTGAGGAGGCGCGATTTGTCGCTACCGTCCGCCGACAATGCGTTGACGCAGTTCGGCGAGCTGGGTGTTGTTGAACGAGTCGGCCACCCGACCCATGCCAATCTTCTTGGCCAGGGCACGGAAGAAGGCAGCTTCCAGCATCGCGGCGCGACTCTGGTCCTCGTAGCGTGACGCCACGAACAGGACATCTTCGGCCGTCATGTCTTTCAGCGCCTTGCGGTCGTGTTCAGCGTTGATCGTGTACACGCCCTGCAGCCAACCCTCTTTCAGGGCGGTAGGGTCGCCTTCTTCTGCCCTGCGGGCAGCTTCCGCGAACACGGACACACTGCTGCCTGTACCGCGTGCGTGGGCACGGGTAGCAGCGTCTGCGGAGGCCATGGCTGACCGGATCGTCTGTACGGCGTGGAGCTTCAGCCAGCCGTCCAGCAGTTCCTGATTTTCAGCCATCAACCGGTTGACGATTTCGTGGGCAGCCAGCGATGCGTTGTAACTGGATTGCGAACGGTATTCGTCGATCAGTTTTCGCATCTCGTCGGCGTAGTCACGATTCATGCTGTCTTCCTTGCGATCAGGTGGGGTTAGGGGTGGTTGGTCGGGCAAGTGGCGGGAAGCTGCGACGAGAAATGTCGGGAAGACGTGGGTCGGCCGGCTACGACGTGTCGTGTTGAATCGGATCGAGCGGCTACGATGTGTCGGCGGAGGTGGCGAAACGGCCGGAGGTGTCAGCTGTTTTTGACCATGGCGATGTACTCCGTCAGAAAGTTCCTGACGTAGCGCAGCATATCGTCGACGGTGAGATGCGGCTGTTGCATCAGAATCTGGCTCATGTTGAGCTGTTCGAGACGATCCGAAAGATTCTCTAATATAGATACTTGAATCTCTCGAATTCGGGGTTCTGTGGCGACAAGCCCAACTCGGTTAAGTTCCTCAAAAGGGTCCAGGCCATTCTTGACAGCCCGCCGGTGCGTCACTTCCAGAGCTTTGTACGCGATCTCCGAAAGCGGCTGACGCTGGCTCACTTGTGACTCTTGCCCTTGTACTTGCCGGGTACTACAGCCGCGTAGGCGTTGACCCAGTGGAGGTGGATTCGGCGCAGCTCACCCTCGTTCAGTTCGGGGTACAACTGGCGATACTCCTGCCAAATCTGCTTGTGAGTCTTGCCCACACAGACGGAGAGTCGATTCATGTTGAGTCCTTTCATAACTCTGAACCCGGCGGGGATATGGGGGTCACCCGCCGGGTCCAGTGGCCGTGCCTAGGAGTGACTTCAGCCTACAGGGAGGGGTGGGGAGGGGGCAAGGGTTTCGTCCCACTCTTCTCGCATAGTTACCACCTGCTCGCGCTTCTTCGCCGAACGGCCCTCCTCCACCAACCGGTCGATGGTCGGCTTGCGGATCCCCAGCACAGCAGCGACGGAACTGTTGGTGGCGCCATTGGCTTCCAGCAGCTCCAGGACCGCGCCACGGCGCCGGGCAGCAAGGTCAGGCAGCAACTTCAGGCTGATGTACGTAATCCACTCACCGACCACCAGGAACCGGTCGGTGGCATCGAGTTCATCCAACTCCGCGCGGAGTGCGGTCAGCCATTCAGCCTTCTGCAGATCGGTTTCATCGTTCGTCATGGTTTGTACCTTTCAATAGGTTTCCAATCAGGCGTGTGAGAGTGCTGGTGTTCACCAGGGAGATCTCCCCTCCTGTGTACAACAAGTATGCGTCATGATCAACCTGACGTATGACAAAGGCCCAGGGCTCCGGTGGGAAACCCTGGGCCTCTGCGCTGTTCATGTCAGCCGTTACGAATGTCCTTGGCGACGCTTTTCAGCATGTCCACGACTTCGCCTGAAGTACGGTTGAGGGCATCGTTGAAGTGTGTGACAGCCTCGAATGATGACTGGTCTGGGTTCAGATGGCGGCCTACTGCAGTCTGGGCCACGGCGAAATTGAAGCTGCGATCCCTGTGGTCCTCCTCAACTGTTCTCGCTCGTTGTGCGCTTGCGTAACCCAACGCCCCCAGAACGCAGTAACTGTTGTTCTTGATGTAGACGTCCTGTGCCCAGCCACTCGATTCGATCGCGTCAGCCGCCGCCTCGATCAGGTCAGCTGTGACATCCGAAGGGTCAGGAAGGGTGTACTGGTACTGCTTTGCCACCGCAGTACCAGCTTCGATGACGCTCAGCATCAAGTCGCGCTGCCTGAAGTCATAGGTCATTGCGGATGTCCTTCGCGATGGTTTTCAGCATGTCCACGACTTCGCTCTGGGTCCGCGTCGGTTCGTCGTTGTACCCGACGATGTAGGCGAAACCCCATTCAGGGTTGTACCCTTCGGCACCAGCAATGCGTCGAGCCACTTCTTCAGTGGCTCGACCATACTCGAACACGGTGGAGGCGACTGTTCCCAGCGCACCCAGAAGGCAGTGGGCTCCTTGGGAATTGGAATACTCCCCTTTGGTCAGGCCGCCGGTTTCGATCAGGTCGGCGGCACGTTCGATGGTCTCAGCTACCTCGGCTGTCATCTGCCGGTCGTACGACTCAGAGTTCATTGCGAATGTCCTTCGCTGCGCCCTTGAGCGCGTCAATAACTTCGCCCGCAGTGCGTCCGGGCTCGTCGTTCCACTGGACCGGTGATCCTCCGAGGTGCTTGATAACGGCCCCGAACGCCGTTGCGTGTCGCTGATAGAAGTCCTGAAATGGATCTTCCTTCAGCTTGCTAGCGATGGCTTGAGTGATGGCACCATTGATGCAGTACCCCCTCGCCTCAGCTTTGCCTGGGGTATGGACTAAGAGCAGGTCGCGTCCCTGGACCCAGCCCACACCCTCGATGAGGGTGGCGGCCGTTTCAAGATCCTCGGCGGCGTTTTGCAGATCAGTGTTCATCGTTTCTCCTTCAGTGCGAGGAGTTCGTTGTAGTCGAGGTTGAGTAGTTGAGCTAGTGCAGCCAACTTCTCATCGCTGGGCATGCAGCCGTGTTCCCATTCCCAGGCGCCTTGACGGGTGACGCGCAGCATGTGCGCGATGTCGCCGAGGCTGTAGTTGTGCGCCATCCGTGCCTTGGCCACCATCTTGCCGAAGGTGATCTTGGCTTCGCGTTGGGCTGGGGTCAGCTTACGTGAGCGGGTGCGGTACGACAGTGTCTCAGTCACGGGTCACGCACCACACCATGAACGCCAGAAAGCCGAAGATGGCAACGAGCGTCACGCAGTAGACGATGGCTTCTGGAGTGCTCATGTTCCTGCCTGCGCTTTCAGGACGCGGCTTACCGCGTCCAGGTTGATGGTCTGCGCGCCCTGGTAGAACGCAGCGCTCTGTCCCGCGTCGTACGCCTCAGGCCACAGTGCTCGGGCCTGCTGGCTGTCTTCGTAGGAAACGCCGCCTGCGCGGAAGTGCTTGAAGCCGCTGAAGTAGGCGTGGACGTACTCCTCCTCGCGGTCTTCAGGCACCGATTCAGGTATCCGTACCTTCATACCCTCAACTTTACCCCCCCCTCCCCCAGGTGACAAGTCATCCTGGGGCAGTGCTCGAAGCAGTGCTTAAGTGCTCTAAGTGCTTATGTTTCTAAGAGTCTAGAACTAAAAAACACAGAGAGTAGTAACAGTGATTACGTGTAGTAAGTATTAGTTTTAAACTCCTGGAAACTGAAGCACTTGAGCACTTAAGCACTGCTTGTCGCAGCAACTATCGGCTGCGCAACCTATTCCTGGCCCAACCGTGCCTCCATCTGCTCCAGCTGCTTACGTGCCGTGCTGATCGCGGTGCCGTGCGGGTCTGCGTCAGGTTCACCAGCCGATGTGAGCGGTGAATCGAGCCGGTACAGGCGGGCGAGACGGTCCAGGACCCTGATCCCTGCCTCAATGAACCTGGGGTCCGGTTTTACGGTGCCGTCAACGTGCGGTTGACACTGTGCCCAGATCTGTTCCAGGCGTTGCACCAGCAAAGCCCGCACCATGGGGGCTGACGCAGTGACTTGTTCCTCGCCAATGCCGAGTTCGTGCTGTTCCAGCTGTGTCATGCACCTAGTGCACTACCAGGGAAGATGCATATCAACATGCAGTCGATATGCCGGGGCTGCTTCAGGAGTCAGACACCTGTTCCAGTGTAGTTGAGTCAGGGTCACTCAACTTAGACATTGAAGCTGAGTCATGTGTTACAGTGTCCAAACGAACCAGCCACAGTGCTATGCGTACCCCTGGCTCGGAAAATTTCCGGTTTGCCCGGTGCCTGACCCCTTGCGTGGAACTGTATCAGTGTGTCCGGGTTCGTGGCAAGTGTCCGTTGTGGGGGGTTTGGGGCTATAGGGCCCTGTGTCCTGGTTCATGATCGTTGATCATGGTGAGTGAGCACTCACTAACTTGATCTTGGTAGTAGTGGATCTTGACTCCTGACTGTCGGATACCTGACACTTGACAGCCCCCCTACCCCCGGACACAGGAATGCCCCCTGGTCACGGCCGGTGGGCTGGACCAGGGGGCGCTGTGTGAGGGGCTGGGGCGGGGGGGGGGGGGGTAGTGCTGGTGCGGGGGGTCGCCCTGGTGGATCCAGTGCCGGCACTCCGGGCACTGGTACGGCGGTAGCAGCGGTGCGACCGTGTGACTGTGCGGGTCCGGCCGCGAGCACTCCGGGCACGGCGGCGCCGGCCGGTCGTGCCACGGGCCGTGGGCCTGGCCCACGTCACCACGGCTGTACGCGGACTCCACGGCCGCTGTGTTAGCGACGGTGTGGAGGTCTTCCGCTGCACGGGCTATGTCCCTGCCCGCGTCCTGGCGTCCGGCGAGGTACGCCCCGTTCAGGGCATCGGCTACCCGCTGCGCATCCTTGCGCGTGCCGGTGAACAGAGGGCCGGTGACCCCTGTGTCGTTGCTGTTGTGCTCATCCACGGCGAAGTGTCCGTTTCGCCCCTGGATGCGATATGTGCGGTTCATGCCCGTTCCTCCCTGTCAGTGGGCAGACTCGTCCGCCGGACACAACGCACCCCCCCGGGGGGTGTATTCCCGGGGTCACTGTGGTACGGTTTCTCGGTAAGCACAGCACACCGAGCAAGGGAGAGACCAGGATGAACCAAGAGCAGCGTCTCGTGGCCTACTACGCGAGCTACGCACAGTCGGCCGCAAGCGGTCACGTGCTCCACGTGACGGGCGAGATCGACCACAATCGCGCCATGGCCGCCGTGGTCGCCTACGCGGAAGCGTTCTGCGGACTGTGGACCGGTTCACCGGTGGACACCACGGTCATGGATCGGGCTTTCGGCGCCGCGAACATGGTAGCGGCGCAGCCGCTACCGACCACGGCCACCGAGGCGCGGGAGCAGGACGCCATGATCGATGCCGTTCTCGCAGGTCAGGCCCCCCCGTTCAATTGGTTCGAGTAGTGACTTGACACCCCCCCCCTGGGGTGGTAAGCTGATTGCAGCGCAGCGGTACGGGCTACGGAGCGCGACGCACGTAGCCCGGCCCCTGGCACCTGATACCTGACAACTCCACAGCGAGAGCACGCAGCGTGGCCCCAGGTGGGGCCAGGAACGGGATAGACACCGCCGCCGGTTGAAGTCCGGGGGGTGGCCACAGTCCAGCCTGACCACGGTCGGGCTGCGCCCAAGAGCTACCGAGGGAATGATGAACGCTGGGCAGCACGGCGTAACGATCCTGGCCCTTCCTGGGGCCGCGTGACCCTGGCAAGCATGGTGCCGGGTGGCCAGTAACGAGCCGGGCCTTGTCCCCGCCCACTGAGCCCCCCGGCACCGTGCAGGGAGCACCGACCACGCGGGCCGGTGCCCTGATACAGGGAGACACCATGAGCGAGCTTGACCAGGCACAGATGCTCCGCTACACCGCTCAGTACAACGCGGTGATGGAACGGATCATGCGGGATGTGGCGCTGGGACGCCGTGCGGCACGGGAAGACACCCGCCGTATGGAGAGTCTGACGGGGCGCATGGCCGCGCTGGGCGCCGGTGACGCGCACGTGATCCCGTGGGTTCACGTGGGCGACGGCGCCTCGACCCCGGCCCCGGCAGGCTGGGCGAGCGTTACCGCGTGAGGTTTCCTGCCCTCACTGGTCATGCCCGGACGTATGTTGCGTCCGTCCGGGCATGAGCCACGGGCCACTGTCTACAGGGGACAGTGGCGCGGCAGGAATGAGGAATGACCATGAGTGACCAGAACGTACTCTCGGGCAACTACCGCGCCATGTACGACGCGGAGGGTGCCGAGCGGACCTATGACGTCACAGTGGAGCTGGACGTACCCGGCACGGACACGGTCCCGTTCACCACGAAGGTCTATCTGTTCGGCTGTGACGTGTTCACGGTCAACGACGGGGCAGGCAGCGAGGGTGGCGAGGTCAGCATGTGTCGGCACGACAGTCTCATGGACGCGCACCAGCACATGGACGACGTGGTCAACCGGCTTGCGGACATCATCAGTGACTGTCCGATCCCGGTTCTCGCAACCGTGATCAACGAGCACGGGGACGTGACCACGTACCACAGCCCGGCGCAGTACGCGGCGGACATGGCTGACCTGTCGGGTACGGCCCGTCTGCTCGCGCAGATGGGAATGACCGTCTAACGGTCGGCCCCCGGCCACCTGATATGGGGCCGGGGGCGCGAGGTCACACTGTCTACAGGGGACATTGGGCCGGTAGTAAAGGAGTACACCATGACTCAGCAACTCTCCGACGCCGACACCGCGAACGTCGAGATCATCGAATCGCTGTCCGGCATGGGCGAGACCGAGGTTATGGACAAGGCCGCCGAGCTGGCGGACGTGTACGGCGACACCGTCAGTGATGAACTGGCGGAGGGCGCAGCGGAACTGTCCCTCATGGCCGCGTTCGAGTCCGGCGAGGACGAGGACGACGACGACGAGGACAGCGACGAGGACGACGACGAAGACGGTCCCGCCGTCTGAGTCACCGCACCACCTGTCACCGTAAGGTGACGGCCCCCCGGCACCTGATACGGGCCGGGGGGCGCGAGGTCGCTGCCCACGGCGACCAGACAGGGAGACACGCATGGGAGACATCAATGACGGTGCCTGGGGCTACCGCATCGGCGGGAACCCATCGGACCGCATGGCGAAGCGTGCCGCGCGGCAGCACCGTAAGGCGCACCGCGATCGCCGTGGTTGCGGCAAGTCGCTCGGGCTGGCGGTGCTGGTCCTGGCGGGTGGCATCGGCGGCCTGGTCGCGGTCATCGCGCACTGGCCCACGTAGCCCGCCGGTCAGGCCCCGGTACCCCACAAGGGTGGCCGGGGCCTGAGCCGGCCGGTGGCGACCGCCGCACGGCACCAGGCAACACCGCATGGAAGGAACGGGTACCCGATGTCGGCGGAGTTCGTAGAATTCGCACTCGTCACGGTTCCCACGGGAGCACTAGCGCACGTTACGTACCTGAACACGTACAAGGATTCCCTGCCCGACGAGTGGCCGCACAACAAGGCCGCTCGACACATCAAGCGGGTGGTGGTCCACAGTGGACGGTACGTGCTCTGGCAGGTAGCCAACCTGCCGGGGATCCGACGCCGCGCCATCACCAGGACGGAGGATGACGCCGCGTGATCGTTTGAATAGGGTTGCCTGCGCCGCGATCATGGGGCGTACCGGTTCGAGTCCGGGCAGGCACACGCACGGCCGTCTACAGGGGACGGTCCGAGCAAGGAGATCACCATGTACGTAGACACCGCCACTCTCGCCGCTCGTGTCGAGCGTGGCGCCACATGGCTGGACAGCGTCGCCCCCGGGTGGCGCACCGCCGTGCAGCCCGGCACGTACGGGGAAGGCTTGAACCGGTACGGGTTCGACATGTTCAACGCGGACCGGTGCGTCCTGGCACAGGTGGCCGACCGGTTCAGGTGGAACGACGGTCCTGTGTTCGAGAACGGCTACATGGCGGGCCTAGACAAGGCTCACCAGGGCTGGGGCAGTCTCGACTTCGACGACGACGACGCAGTGGAGTCGTACCGCGACCGCCGTCAGTGGTCGATCGATCACGGGTTCAGCCTGTACGAGTACAGCAGCGACGACTACGCCACGCTGAGTGACCTCTGGGTCGCCCAGACTGGCATGGAACCGTCGCAGCCGGTAGCCGTTCAGGCTGCGTAGCACCACCGCCCCCGCGCTTCACTGAGCCCGCGCGGGGGCACCAGAGGGGACCGGCCAGGTGCCGGGACGTGGACGGTTCGAGTCCGTCTCCCCTCACGGTCGGTCCCTTGTGGACCGTCCAGAATGGAGGAATCATGACCATCCAGCAAGCTACGGCAGAGGCAGGGACGCTGCTGCCCGTAGCCGTCCTGGCACTCGCCCTCGCCGTCTACGCGGCAGGGTGCGCGCTACAGGAGATGTGGCACCCCACGGGAGGCAAGCGATGATCTCCGGTTGGGTCCTGCCGGTCCTGGTACCGCTCACGCTGGTCGCGGGCATGTACATCGGGCTCCCGTTCACGAAGTCGCAGGCCCGGTTCTGGTACAACGCAGGCTGGAACGACGCCCTGCGGGCGCTCGAACCGGCCGACAGTGACGTGGCCGACAGTGACGTGGAGGTGACGCCGTGACCCCGATGTGGGAATGGATCATCTACACCGTCGCATGCGCCGCCCTGCTGTCTATCCCTGCCCGCGCGGCATGGATCGCACGCAGGGAGGCCCGGGGGCAGCGTTGAGCGCCCCACTGACCCGCACCGCACGTGTCCGTGTGCTCCGGCGCGCGGCCGTGCAGTGGCGGGCCGGGAAGCCCCACAAGGCATGGGAGACACTCCAGGAGGCTGGGATGGGTAGGTACTGGCCAACCTTCCAGCGGGTGGCCTTCCGTGAGGCTCGGCGCGGGTACACCCGCGCCATGAGCCGCTACACAGCGTGACCGCACCACAGCAGGCCCCAGGCACCCGCCTGGGGCCTTTCTGCGTTCCCCAGGAGGCACCATGACCATCCAGCTTCCACCCCCCGTAGGCCAGCTATCCGCTCGGAGCCTCGCGTCCCGGCGCATACAGGGCGTGCTCGACACCACGCTCCGCGACGCCGTCGCCTACCGGGCCAGCGTCGCAGGCGCCGTCGCACAGCGTGAGCGCGACGACGACGACGTCCGCCTACTCGCGAGCCTCGACCGTGAGATCGACCGGCTCAACGACATGTACGGCTACGCGCCCGAGCACATAGCCACGTGCCTTGGCGTCCGTGGCCTCGAAGGGGCCGCCGAGACCGCCATGGATCGGCTTGACCCCGGCCGTCCGGGCTGGGCATCATGACCGCCGCATGGCGCACCGTAGCTCAACAGGCAGCCGTGGGCCTGGCCCTGGTGGCCCTGGTCCTCGCCGGTAGCTGGGCCACCGCCCGGCCCGACCGTGCCATCCACTCGACCGTGGACGGCTATGAGCAGGGGTACCGCGACGGGCTCGCCGTCTGCGGGATCCACTAA